CCAGCGTCTCCTCGTCCAGCGGATCGCGGAGCCAGTAGACGAGGTTCTGCACCGTGCCGTTCTCCGTATCCAGGTAGCTCGCCCCTGAATTATCCGACTGAGTGCCTTGCTTCATCGTGTGCTCCTGACTCTGAGTGTGCTCCTGACTCTGACACCTAGCCACGAGCGACAACGGCAACGCCAGCACCAGAGCGCAGACGGTCCTTTGTCGCATCGCATGGGCCGCGAGCACGCCATGCACGGCTCGACCCAAGGTGGCTCGGGCGGCGTGATAGTCACCGGCTCCGTAATCTGTTCCGCGTCGGGCTTCATTCCAGCCACCTACGCCTTTCCGCACGCGAAGCCAAAGAACCAGCAGAGGAGAAGACAACCAGCGACGACCAGCGACTCTCGGTTCATCGTCCGCTGCGCTCCTTCTCCAGCATCACCTGCGCGGCCATGAGCACGTCATTCCTCTCGAACCCCTCGTCCGGGATCTCGCGAAGGATGGTCGCGACGCGATCGGCGAACCCAGGCACCTGCGCCTTGCGAGCGAGCTTTGCCCGAAGCACGGCGAGCGCTTCACTCAGCACATAATGGGACTCGCGGTCGTTGTTGACCTGTAGCGTCCAGATCGGTTCGTTGGTCCAGTTTGATGCGAGGCCGTACCTCTCGCCGTGACGCTCACCGCTCCGGAACTCCAAGCGGACCTCGACGAGCTTGGCGGCTGGAAACTCGCGATTGAGCAGCGCGAGGGCATTGTGCAGCATCTGCGGGACGGATTCGTCGCTCACCGGTGCAGCACCCCGTCTCGGTCCGGCATGGACCGAACGAACCCTTCGAGCCCCGGCAGGGACACATGCAGGTAGAGCCCGAGAAGCTCCTCGGCCGCGGGGACCTCCCAGTCATGTACGCAGAGCGCCTGCCGCTCGTCCATGTCGTAGAGCGAGCGGAAGCTCGCCTGCTCGAAGGCGTGCTTCGAGTTCCGCGACGTGAGCAGGTACCTGTGGCCTGTGTCCGCGCCGACGGCCACGAACTGCTGTCGCCGGTTGAAGTCCTCGATCTGCTCCGGCGTCAGAAACGCCTTGAGGACACGTGTCGCGCGGATCTCGACGTCGTCGAACTCCGGCACCGGGCACCCGAGCGCCGGCTGCGCCACCGTGGCCGCCACCGCGGGCTTGTCCTCCTTCTTGGGCTTCGGCTTCTCCTCCTTCTCGACGGGCGGCGTCGGCTGGGCCTCGACTGCCATCGCCGGCACTTCTTCCCCGGAGCCGTCGATGACCTGAAGCGTCGCCTCGGAAAGCTCTTCGAGCCGCCCGCTCGCGAAGCGCACCACCGACACCTGCTTCCGATGCGGCTTCAGCTTCTTCTGCAGGAAGTCCTGCACCTGCGAGATCGGCGCGTCGAGTGCGACCGTCTGTTCCCGCAGCGAGTCGAGATGGATCTCACGCAGCGCCGTCTCCGATGTCCACGCCTTCTTGAAGGCCCCCGGCTTCACCGCCCGCGCGAAGAGCGCCTTCACGGCCTCCTTCTCCGTCGGGGAGAGCCCGACGAGCGTGAGGCGCGTCGACTTGTCCGTGATCTTCTCCAGCTTGATGTCCCCGTAGACCGAGGGCAGGTACCACGTGAAGTTCTGGGGCATGTGCATGGGGCTTCTCCTGTTCTTCTTCCTGGCTCACCAGATCCGTGAGCGCGTTGATCCGTTTCGTGAGTTTTGCCACAGCGTCGGCGTCTGGCTGCTGATCGATCTGCAGCATGCGCCTGGCCGTGAGTAGCTCGTTCAGTTCCCGAGCCATCGACTCCCGCTTCTTCGCTTCGTTGTTGCTATGGAGGCCGCCCATCGCGGGGCCGATCATCGCGAGCATCTCGCGGGCCATCTGCTGCTGATCGCCGCCGTGCATGGCTCCGCCGCCCCTGATGATGCCGTGGTCGACGACGTTTATGCCGTACGCATCCTGCTCGTGCTCGTCCATGTCCTCGGGGCGCGGGTTTATCTCGATCTGGAGCTTCTGCGCGAGCACAGCTAGCCGGTTCACGCACGCGAACCTCCCGCGCATGTCGCCGTCGAGTTCACTCCGCATGAGTTCCGAGAGAGCGTCGATCGCTGCCTGGTGCTTGTCCTTGTTCATCTGTCTCCTTCGAGAGCCTCCGTAATGACCGCCATCAGCGCCACGAGCCCGATGGCGTTGAGGCACTGCTTCAATTCGTACGGTATGTGTCCCAGTGGCTGCGGTGCCGGATGCCAGCGCCAGATCCCCCGCCAGTCCCGTGCGCGCACACCGAGCATGCGAGCCATCAGTACGGCCCCTCCACGAGTTCTTCGCCGACGATCATCGCGCTGAACCGCACTGTCCTGCCTGGTGCCAGATTCGCGGCGTTCCGCAGCGTCACCTGCAGGTGCAGCTGATCTCTGGGTTTCATCGTGAACCCCGGCAGACGCACCCGCTCCAGCTGCGACTCGCGCTCCAGCCGGTCCCATTCGCTCACGAGGTACAGGTCTCCGTCGACCTCGTCGAGCAGCCGGTAAGCGCGGTTCAAATCGAGCGAGTTGACGACGAAGCCCGACGTCGAGATCAGGAAATACTTCGGACGGAATTGTCGGTACGCCTCAAGACGCCATGAGGTGCGCTCTTTACCGACGTCGAGCGCACAAACGTACGTCGCCCATTGGAGGCGCGGCGACGGGCGCGGGCGCGAGCGCGCGAGCCCGGACGCAGCCTCTACCTCGTCGAGCATGGCGTCGAAGTCCTCCTGTTCACCGAAGAACTCCTTCCCAGTCGCAGACAGGAGTATCCGCTTCTGCTCCCTCGTCACAGCGTCACTCCCAGCAGGCTCGTCAGGTTCTTCGCCGCCATCCAGCATCGTTCGCGGAACATGTCGTCGTAGCCGGGCTCGTTCACTTCAACGGCGATAGCACGCAGGACGGCCGCCGCCGAGAAGTCCTCGTCCCCGTGCGCCCCGGCCCGCGCAGCGCTCACGAGGCGCTCCGTCTGCTCCTCGTCCTCCAGCACCAGCACAAGCGTGAGCGCCCAGAGCATCTGCTGCTCGTGCGTGTACTGCCACCAGTCGCGCGGACCCTGACGCGGCCACTTGATCGCCGCCTTCGTCACGTCCGTCAGGAGTGCCGGCATCACCTCCTCGGCGAACGCCTGCTGTGCCCTGTCCATCGCTTCGTCTCGCAGAAGCTCCGAACAGCACGAGACCCAGACCTTCGCCCGCTTCTTCTGCGCGGTCGTCCAGGTCATCCCGTCGGAGCCCATCATCACGAGGGCGCGCATCTGGTCCTCGGCCAGTGCGTACTTCCCGAGCGCACAGAGCGCGATGCCGCTCGGGCTCTTCCCCGAGAGCTTCGTGTACATGCCCGTCTCGTGGATCACTGGGGCCATGATCTCGACGTAACGCGCCGGGTTCGACAAGAGACACGAGTGGAGCAGCAGCTGCGCGTAGCCCGAGCGCATCGTGACACCGAGACCGCCGAGACCGAGCACGCCCCGGCCGTAACAGTGCGCCTGGTCGACGTTCCCCCCGGCACATGCGCACGCCACGGAGTAGACGGCCTCCCAGAACGTCGGCTTGCCCACGAGCTTCGGCTTCCGAGCGCCGACGGCGTACCAGCCCGAGTACGAGCCGTACTTCGCCCAGCGCACCCACGGGCGTCCGTCCTCCGTGCGCGCCGGAGCGTCTGCCGGCGTCGCGACGTCGAGGAGCGACTCGAAGTCCGGACGCACCGAGACACGGAGAGGGGAGGACTTGTGGAGCATGTGCCTGAGCGAGCATGCCGCTAGGGGCTTATGTTGCTGGAGGCAACCACCCGCTAGCGGCATGCTCTGGCTAGCACTGATAGCCAAGCTAGCCACCGGTGTCAAGGATGACGAGGGCGGACATTCTGTGTCCTGGCGCTGCTTGACGGCCGGCTAGCCAGGGAGCAAGGTGTGTTCCTCGGCACGACAGAAAAGTGCGGGCCGCCCCGAGCATGAGGCGGCCCACGTGTCTGACACAGCACAGAGAAGGAGGACTCAGACGTGGCAAGAATAGCGCAGAGGCGAAAAGCTGGCAACCATGGCCGTAGCACGGCCCGACCGTTCGTCACGCTCGCGGACTCGGAGAAGGATCGCGCCGGTTGGCTCAAGGCGCGGGATGAGGGGATCGGCGCGAGCGAAGCTGCGATCATCTTCGGCGTGAATCCGTGGGAGAGCCCGTTCTCGCTCTACCAGAAGAAGCGTGGCGAGGTCGGGGCACAGCCCGACAACCCAGCGATGTCGTGGGGTCGCAAACTGGAGCACATCGTCGGCGAGACGTTCGCCGAGGAGACGGGGCGCGACGTCTGGAAGCACCCGCTCGGCGCGCATCTGCTCCGCTCGCGTGCGTTCCCCTGGCTCCTGGCGACGCCGGACTACGAGCAGCGAAACCCGCGCCTACAGACGGATGGGCTGCTTGAGTGCAAGACCACCGGAAGTCGCTACGAAGCCGACTGGTCCGAGGAGGCTCCGCTCTACTACCAGATCCAGGTGCAGCAGCAGCTTTTGGTTTCTGGGCGTCTGTACGCTTCGATCGCGTGTCTGATCGGCGGACAGAAGTTCATCTACACGCACGTCGTGAGGAACGACAAGTTCCTGAAGACGCTGGTCACGAAGACCCAGAAGTTCTGGCAGATGGTGCAGGACGGCACCCCGCCGCCCATCGACGCGAGCGAAGCAACGATCTCGACGCTGAAGAAGATGCGCGAGGACGGGCGCGTCATCACGTTGCCGAAAGACGTGCTGAAGTGGCACGATCAGATGCTCCTGGCTGCCGAGCATCGGAAAGCTGCCGAGGCTGACGAGAAGGAGGCGAAGCACGAGATCAGCGCGCTCATGGGGCTTGCGAAGCGCGGGCTGCTCCCGGAGGGGCGAGGCATCTACAAGTTCGAGACGCGCGCTGCGTACGACGTTAAGGCGCACACAGTCTCTGCATCACGGCAGTTGAAGTTCAGCAACCGCATCGACGTCTGAGTCACAAGAAGGAGAACCAGAGCATGACCGAGATTGTTTCCCCCAAGCAGAAGATGGCGAACTTGCGTTCGCTGCTGATGAACGAGAAAGTTCAGGCACAGATCATGTCCGCGCTTCCGCGGCACATCGACGGCAAGCGCCTGTTCCGTGTGTACCTCACGGCGGTGCAGACCACGCCCCGCATCCTGGAGTGCGACACGGTGAGCGTGATCGGTGCGGTTATCCAAGCGGCACAGGTCGGGCTCTCGCTCGACTCGGTGTTCGGCGAGGGGTTCCTGATCCCGCGCTACAACAAGAACACCGGCGGCTTCGTCGCGCAGTTCCAGACCGGGTACAAGGGCCTGCGCAAACTCGCGTTCACGTCGGACAAGGGGATCCGGGACATCTACGCCCGCGTCGTCTACGAGAACGACACGTTCGAGTACGCCTACGAGCCCGCCACGCTCAGGCACACGCCCGCGGACGCAGACACGCGCGGCCCTCTGAAGTACGCCTACGCGAAGGTGATCTGGAAGGAGGACAACTACGACCGCTTCATCGTCGTCGGCACGCCGGAGATCAACAAAGCGAAGTCCGCGAGTGACTCCGCCAAGAAGGGCTTCGGTCCCTGGATCGACAACACCGAGGCCATGTGGGCGAAAACGGCGCTCCGTCGGCTCTGCGACACGCTCACCTTGAGCGCGGATTCGGATCTGGCCCGCGCGATGGTCTCGGAGGACTCGGAGGAAGCAGGGAGACATGCCGTGGCGGGGCTCGACCTCGACTTGTCGTCCCTATCGGCAGCGCCTGCTGCGCCGCAACTGCAGGAGCCGACTACGAGCGCGCTCGATCAGCTGGCGGAACAGTCCGGTGGGCAGACACCTGCGCCTGTTCAGCAGCGACGGCGGCGTGCGGCTCCGCAGGAAGCCCCGCCGGTTGCGACGCAGCCCGCTGCCGCGCAGGCAGCACCCACGCAAGCGGAGAGAGACGACGAGCGCATCGTCGGGAACATCGACCGGCGCACTGGTGAAGTGATCGAGTGACCCAACGCCTCAAGGTGCGGCTGACGCCCGACCAGATCGCTTACGCGACTCGCATCGGGCGTCAGCGGCACGCTGAGCACGGAATCGACCCGCGCGTGGACACATCCCGCGACGGAGTTGATCTGCACATCCAGGGCGCGTGCGCGGAGATGGCCGTCTCTGTCGCGTTGAAGCGCCCGTGGGACGGAGCGTTCCAGAAACTCGCCGAGTGGCGCGTGTGGCGGAAGATCGGTCACGACGTCGGTGGCCTGCAGGTGCGCTGTACGAGCTACACGACGGGCGGGCTCTGCGTGCACAAGATGGACCCGGACACCCACCCGTTCGTGCTCGTGCTCGACCGCGACGCGCCCGAGTACGTGCTCGCCGGATGGATCATGGGTATGGACGCGAAGAAGGACATGTACTGGGACGAGACGCTGATGAGTAAGCGTCCCTGCTACCTCGTGCCGCAGATCGATCTCCGGTCATGTGCCGAGCTTGCTCGCGAGCCCGAGCGCGCCAGTGGCGGCGCGTACCGACGCGACCCGGCGCCCGACTTCGCTGGACACGGCAAGTGGCCGCAGATGCGGTACGCCGACGACGGAGGGCACCCCTCGAAGTACGGGAACATCATCACGTCGAAATTTTCGTTACCCTGCTGCCGGTGCCAGACCATCATCGAGGCCGGTCAGCCTCTCGGGGGGAACCTCGTGACGGGGACCATCCACGGCGATCCAGCGATGTGCAAGATGAAGAAGAGGAGGGCTTCCCAGTGAGATCGTTCACGAAGCCGTCCGTGACTCGAAGCCAGATCAGATTGATACTTGACAGGCTAATATCAGCCCTGTAACGAAACAAGTCCGATGAGCGACGAGAACACCGAGGACGAAACCCCGATTCCGAAGCATCTGGTCGTGCAACTGGACAAGGAGGACCGGGCGCTCCTGGAGCGGCTTTCGGCCATGGAAAAGCTCACAAGGAGCGACATCGTGCGCCGCGCTCTGCGCCGGTACGCAAAGGATCTGGGGCTCACAACCACACCTGCGGTCTAGGGGGACACGTGACGGAACAGCAAGTTCCACGGGATCGGTGCCTCTGATGGACTGGTCCGACGAGCGGTATGTGCGCGTTTACACGCGGGACACGCCGACGATGAAGCTCCTCCGATGGGAGGGTCGGATGGTCCTGTTCGAGCTACTTCGGAAGGTGGACAGGGCCGGCGTCATGGACTTCGGGGACGAGGGGCCAGCCGAGGCCATCTCAGCGGTGACGGACATCCCGCTGGAGCATGTGACGGTGGGACTCCAGCGTCTCCTGGACCGCGGGTGCGTCGTCGTGAAGGACGGTTCCATCGTGATCTCGAAGTTCCTGGAGGCGCAGGAGTCGCCACAGTCGGACAAGCACCGACAACGGGAGTACCGGGCCAAACGGCGCGACCTGGCGAGGCATGGTGTCACAAATCGTGACACGACCGCTGTCACAAATCGTGACACCTCCGACGCTTCTCGTGACACCCCCCAGAAGGGGGCAGATACCCCCACTGTCACGAAACCAATCATCCCCGTCACGGGACCAATCGCGTCTGACTACAAAGACGCCGAAAACGTCACTCTGTACTGTACTGTGCCTAACTGTACTGTGCCTAACTGTACCGGTACCCATACTACTGCAGCTGATCGTAGCGCGCGTGAGACCGGAGTCGTCGCCCCCGAGCCCGAGCCCGAGCCGACGAAGGCGAAGACCGAGAAGACTCCCTGCCCGGTCGACTTGTGGGAACACATGCCCGAGCCGACGAGGCGAGCGCTCGACGTGGCCCTGATCCCCTCGGCGGCTCAGGAGTACATGTGCCGTGGATTCGCCGCGAGGTACGCCGGGCGCACCGACCAGCTTCGGACACTGGACCAGTGGGTCTCCAGCGCTGTCCGCGCGATCCAGTCTGACTGGAACGACCCGAACAAGCGACCGAAGCAGCCAGCGCCGTCGGCGAACGGCTCCGCGCCTCGCGCGCCGGGTCCGCAGGACTTCAGCGACCCCCTGTCGCGACGACTCTTGGGAAGGAAGATCCAGTGAAGCAGATCGGCAGCCTGTTGGCGGAAGTGACCGAGTTCACGCAGCGGTACATGAGCGAGCGCGAGCAGAAGCTCCAGCAGGCCATCGGCAGCAAGCATGTGCTGACCTGGGTCGAGGAGACGTACGGCGACGCCGTCGCGTTCCTGTTTCCGGACGACTTCTCGATGAACGATCTCGTCACGACCGTCAGTGACGGCGCGCTCGACAACGCGAAGAAACGCCTGAAGCTCTGTGCCACGTGCCCGCCTCACGGCGGCGCGTGCGCCAGCGAGTACGAGAGTAATCACGGCAAGGCGCCGAAGTGGGATCGCGAGAAGGGTCTTCGGTCGGAGTGGTGCCCGCGCTGGAAGGAACACATCCTCCGACGGAAGTTGACCAGCGTGGGTGTCGGAGAGGCGTATCTCGGCGAGCGCTTCAGCACGTACGTGCCGACCACCGACGCGCAGCGCGACGCGAAGGCGCGGTGCGAAGAGTACGCGGCAGCGTTCAAGCGAGGCACGACACGCGGCAACCTGATCCTCGCCGGCCAGAACTACGGCGTCGGCAAGACACACTTGTCCATCGCCGTGGTCGCGGACCTGCTCGCTCGGTATCGACTGCGCACGGCGATGTTCGCGTACGTGCCGGAGTTCCTGGAACGTATCCGGCGTTCGTACTCAAGCGACGACCCTGAGCAGCGTCTGGTCGAGAACGCATGCACCACCGATCTTCTGGTGCTCGACGATCTCGCTGCACAGCGCACGACGGATTGGGTGCGCGAACAGATGAACCTGATCTCGAACGCCAGGTCATCCAACAAGCTCCCCACGATCATCACGACGAACGCATCGTTCAAGGAACTGGAAGAGACGCTCGGGCCGCGCGCAGCGAGTCGGTTCTTCGGGAACATGTTTGGTGCTGTGGTCGACGGACCAGATCGCCGGGTCGTCGAAGTCTGATGGCTGACGTCGTCCCGATCCGGCAGACGGCTGCACCAATCTGTGATCTCGACGCAGAGGCCGCGATGCTCTCTGCGATGTTCGTGGATCCGGCGCGCTACGACGACGTCATCAGCATCTGCGGACCGGAGCAGTGTTACGCGGACGCCAACAAGCGCATCTTCGAGGCTATCGTCGAGCTTCGAGAAGCCGACAAACCGATCGACATCGTGACGGTCGCGCAGTCGCTGCATGCGTCCGGACGTCTCGCCCAGGTGGGGGGCACGCCGTACCTCGGACAGATCGTCGACTCTGTGCCGCATGTCGCGAACGTCGCGGAGTACGCGGTCATCGTCCGCGAGAAGTGGCGACTGCGACAGGCGATGGCGCGTGCGCAGACGATCATCGGCACCATCCGTGGCGGCACAGTTCCGAACGATGAGGTTCAGACGCTGCTCGAAGAAGCCGAGCAGTGGTTCGCGGAGATCGCCCACCAGCGGCAAGACAAGTTCCTGGTACCGCTCAAGGACTCGCTCGCCGAGGCTTTGAAGAGCCTGCAGGACATGTCCAAGCGGGGCGCGACAATCACCGGCACCCCGATGCTGCTGAAGCCGCTCGACGAGGCGATGAGTGGGCTCCATGACGGAGACCTGATCATCGTCGCGGGTCGCCCTGGTTCCGGCAAGACGTCGCTCGCGATGGGGATCGGGGAGAACGTCGCGAAGCAAGGACACGGCGTCGCGGTCTTCTCTCTGGAGATGCCGGCCATCCAGCTGGTCACGCGCATGTTGGCGTCGCACACACGGATCGAACTGAGCACATTCAGGAAACCGAACGAGGTAGGAAACCATTGGCCCGCAATCACAAGTGCCATCGCGACAATGGAGAAGCTCCCGCTCTGGATCGACGACACGGGCGGCATCACGATCTCGGAGATCCGAGCGCGTGTCCGTAAGCTGAAGGTCGACATCGCGAACAAGCGCATCGGCACGGTCACATGCACTGGACTGAAAGTCGTCATCGTCGACTACCTGCAGCTGGTGCAGGCGCAGCGCGGCAAGGGCCAGAACCGTGAGCAGGAGGTCGCGCTCGTGTCGCGCTCGCTGAAGCTCCTGGCGAAGCAGGAGAACGTCGCCGTCATCGCGCTCTCGCAGTTGAACCGGTCGAGCGAGTCACGGAAGGGCAGTGACAAGCGACCGCAGCTGAGCGATCTCCGCGAGTCGGGGGCCATCGAGCAGGACGCCGACGCGGTGCTGTTCGTTTTCCGGCCGAGCATGTACGCCGAAGATCCGGAGTTGGAGGGCTGGGCTGAGATCATCATCGGCAAGCAGCGAAACGGCCCGGTCGGCACCCACAAGCTCGCTTTCGCCAAGGAATGCGTGCGTTTCGACTTGCTTGAACGGAACCAATTCGACGAGTACGATGGTTTCCAGGACATGTGATCCTGGAACCGCCATGGCCAAACGACGCGCGTCTTCTGCCGACGACATCACGCTCTACGACATCGACCCGGTCTTTCAGGACAAGCTGATCGCTTGGCTGACACAGAAACCGAAGGGCGTTGTCGTCGACATCGGCGCCACGCCTGAAGCGTTCACGATCACGCTCGACCCCGGCGGCACATTCCTCGACGAGAGCTTCGAGCATGTGCTGAGCGCTTCGATGGGCTCACGCTCGAAGAAGAAGTACATCGACCCGGAGTTGGAGAACCGGATTCACATGTTCCTTCACGCGGCGAAGGCACGTCTGACGTTCGGCGCGAGCAAGGACGGCGTGTTCAACATGACCGTCTCGAATCCAGACTCGCGCGGCACCGCGAGCGACGAGGACTTCGAGTTCGCGCTCGTGATCGCCGAGGAGAAGTTCTGGGAGAACATGCCGGCTCGGCCGAAGGTGCCGATCGTGACTGTGCCGGCGCCGATGATCAGTCCCGAGGCGCGAGGGGCGATGCTGGATGAAACGCTGCCGCCTGGGATGGCGCAGTACTTCCAGCCGCGCCCGACGCTGTCGCTACCGGCGCGACCGTCGCTGCCTCCGGCGCCGGCACAGACGCCAGGCGGATTCGTTGGCGCCTGGCAACCGCCCGCGGCGCGACCTGCGCCAGCGCGACCTGCGCTGCCAGCGCCGAAACCGAAACCGAAGCCGAAGTCCACGCCACTGAAGTTCCCGTTGGTCAGTCCGGCTGTGCCGGTGATGACCTCGCTCGGTCAGGCGCCGTCGTTCTTCGGGGGCTCGACGCCGCCGCCGGGACAGTTCATCTCGAAGAACGCTCGCCGTCCGCCACCTCCGCCGTCGTCGAGACCGTTCGATCCGAGCGTGCCGCCTGTGCGCTACGCGAAGCCGCACCACTTCGCGGTGAATCCACCAACATATTCGCAGGAGCCGTCCGGATACGTGCTCAGGAAATCGTCACGGTGGTCCGCAGGACGGCAGCTTCCGTACCAAGGGCCTTCGGCTAGGGAGGTGGGGGTGGTGCCGCAGGTCTACGGCTCGTGGGAAGCGGCAAAACGGGACGCCGACCGCATGTTGAACCCAGTCGGCTTCGAGGTTGTCGCGATCGATCAGAGCGGGTTCGAGATTGAGCCGAGCGCCGGTTCGCCGCACGGTCGTATGCGGGAGAACCACGCCGGTGCCTGGCGCATCCACCTCGCCGGTGGCGACGTTGCTCGCGGAGCCCACGCCGACTACGACGAGGCTGCGCAGGAGGCCCGTCACACGTACGGCCCCTCGGGTTGGACCGTCGAGTGGCACGCCGCGGGCCGCTGATGTAGCCTGCGGCACATGATCGCTCTCGGCGTCGTCATCAACCCGAAGCTGAAGGTGCCCGTGCTCGTGGTGGTCGATGGAGGCTACATCAACATCAGAGCGTTCCCGACCGTGGGCGAGGACGGGGAGGATCAGGAATGGGAATACCTGGGGGATGGGTACTACGGGGAGGATTCCGGATCGTCGATCACTGGCCTGCCTCGGTCGCACACCCCGAATCGTGGCCCGCGACGAGCGCTGAGACGGAACCGCGTCGAGACAGAGGGGATGGGCTACGGCACATCGCTGTACACGGCACTCTGTCTTGGGGCGCACCAGAACCACGAGTGGAACGAGCAAGGGGAACGCGACCGGTACAAGATAGGGTCGTACGGCCCGACCGGTGACGGGATCTCCTCGATGGAGGGGACCCGATCCGAAGAAGCCGAGGCTTGGTGGAGCGCTGCGCGACGGCGGAAGCTCGTCGCATCGGAGGAGCACCAAGAGAGGGACGAAGGAGTGGACGTCACGAGTGAGTACTCCTACCGGATCGAGGGCCAGGAGTACGGGGGCGGCGAGATCACGAACGTGAACACGATCGACGTGGATGTCTCGACGAACACGGTCGTGGACGTCTACACGTGGCAGAGCGCTCTCAAGCACAATCTGATCATCGCGTCGTTCACGGCTACGTTTACGCACTCCGAACCGGCTGGCTTGTGGCAAGCACTGCAGCGAGACGGGATCCATGAGGCGTATCCGCTCTGGATCCTCGGTCTCGACGTGCGCGGATTCACGCTCGACGCCATCAACCTGCTCGGCCTCATCGGGCAGAGCGCCGGGCTCAGCGATCAGGATCTGTCGAATCTGCGGTATCGCTGGGAGCGCCAGATCGATCCGTCGATGCCGGTGCCGCAGATCGTGTTGCCGTTCAAGCCGAACAGCGCGGCCGCGCACGAGGCGATGGAAGCCGTGGAGCAAGCGGCGGAGATCCGAGAAGCATCCGGATGGGACAACCTAGCGGATCTGCCGTGACGGATCACTACGCCCGGAGCGACATCGACGACCTGATCGATCGGGCTGCCGCCGCGCTCTCGGTCTCCGGCGTCGAGTCAGACGACGTCATCGAAGCCATGGTCGAGGACGGGGTGGAGCCGGGCGACGCGATGCTCGCGGCACATGCCGCGGCGCTCATGGTGCAGACGCGGGATTGGCTGGAGAAGCACGGTGAGGAGTACGAAGAGAACCGGCGCGTGTACCACGGCAGCGCCCGCGCCTTCGCTCCTGAGAGGGCGTATCCGATGGAGGGAAGCTACGGTCCTGGGATCTACTTCACGTCCAAGGAGTTTGGCGCGAGGAAGTTTGCGCAAGACGGCGGACAGATTATCGCCTGCGACATCACACTTCAGAATCCCGTGGACTACTTCGCGTACTTGTCCGGCCCTGACGAGTACATCGGCACGAGCGATAAAGTGAAGGAGTCCTGGTCACCGATGGAGAAAGTGATGAAGTGGGCTCTGTCAGCCGCAACGAGCTTGTTCCCTGACGCATCCTCGGAGGAGGTGGCAGCGGCACGGGAGCGTGGGCGCCTGAAGAGTCATCTGCTGAGCATGCTCGGCTACGACGGAATCATCGTGGACTTCTCTCACCCGAACGCGAAAGTTCCGCGCACCGCCTCACCGGACGAGGTTTACTACATCCTCTTCAGCCTCTACGGGAAGAACTGCAAGGTCGTTCCGCAGTGATCCCCGCGGTTGAAGTAGTACCGATCGACGCCGAGGAAGCGTCTCGCTTTCTCGGCGATGGAGAAGGAGGTCTCTGGGTAGAAAGCGAGGGCCTGCTGCTGCAGACGACGAGCAAGGCGCTCGGTCTGTTCGTTGACGGAAAGATGGTCGGCGCCGCGACGCTATGGCTCTACGACAAAGACGCCTCGGACAGAGACGTCTGGGGGTATGAAACGTGCGAAGTAACCGCACTCGGAATCTTGCCTGAGTACCGGAAGCGAGGATTGTCAGAGATGCTCGTGCGCGCGGCGCTCGACGAGTGCAAGCGATCTGGATCTACGAAACTGGGCGCGTGGCCTGTGACGGAAGGGATGGCTGCTCAGGTTGGAATACCTCGCGGCGGCTTTTCTACGAGACCGTTGATCGCGAACGTCCGCAAGAAGGCGTGGGTCGAGCAGCTTCTCACGAAGCGCGACAAGATCGAGAAGGCCATCGGGATGCCGCTCGGCACGATGCTCGGTTGCGGCCACTGGGGCTGCGTGTTCGAGAGTACGCCGCCGTGGGTCGTGAAGCTCTCGATCGATCCGACGGAGGGACCGATCTGGTCGAAGATCAAGGGACTGCTCGACGAGGAGCGATACGGCGACGGGGGCTTCCCGGAGATCAAGAGCATCCATCGGATCACGCCGGACCTCGTGACGGGTGGCCGGAAGCGGAAGGTCTGGGCGATTGTGAGGGAGAACGTCGAGCCGGTGTTCAAGGAGTACAAGGCGCGCGAGCTTGGGCTCCACGGTGGAGGGACAGTGCTGCGGACGTCGCCGTACACGACCGAGAAGCTGGGGCTGCACGCGCCCGTAGGCGCGTACGACTTTCAGCGGCCACGAGGAGAAGTCGCTGACGCCGCGGTGATGCTCGGTCTCCGCAGGCCAAGTCCCCCAGCGGAGCTTTCTGCCTGGACGCCGCAGCAGGAGGACTTCGGCAGGGCGATCGACGGGCTGATGAAGTACAAGGAAGCCGCGACAGCGTGGCACACGCTTCGCTCTCCGGCGCGCACGCACGGCCAGATCAAAACGCAGAGCTACTACCGCGCGCAGTTCGGCTGCGGTGGCCCGTCGCAGGACCGTGACTGCCTGGAGAAGATCGAATACCGGCTCAACCGCATCGTCGAGACCATGTTCCATGGTCCAGCGTGCGCTCCCCTCGGTGAGTCTCTCTCGATGCTCGCGTCGAACGGTGTCTACCTCCGTGACGTGCATCTCCTGAACATCGGCTGGCACGTCGCGCGTGACGCCGACGACTGGGACCGCATCGTGATCTTCGATCCGGGGCACACGCCGACGAAGAGCACGGGTGGCATCGAAGAGGCGCTCGTTGAGAACCCCGCCGGCACCTTCACGCTGTACCACGGCACGTACACGAGATTCGACAGACCGACAGAGATACGCGCTCCGCGCGCAGGCACAGACTACGGACCGGGACTCTACATGACCACCGACCCGAGAGAGGCGGCGGGCTACGGCGACTACGTCTACGCCGCGACGGTTAAGCTGGAGAAGCCGCTCGACTTACTGGACGACGAGCCCGAGGCTCTCAAGAAGCTGCAACGCGGCCTCAAGATCACCGACGAGGATCTGGAGCACGCCGACAACAAAACACTGGAGGCGTTGCGCCTGGCGAATCTGGTGTACTCGCAGAGCGCGATCAGCAAGTTCCTGATGCGACTCGGGTACGACAGCATCTACGTCGATCACAGCTTGGTCGAGCATCCGGCGACCGCCGTCGCTTCCAATTACATCTCTGTGTTGTCACCGAGTCAGATCCTCTCGTGGGATCTGCTTTCGCGGGAGGCGCCGTGAGCAGCCCTCGCTACCTGAGCCTCCGGCTCATCGACCAATACATGTCCGCGGCCAGGAAGCTCGGCGTGTCGGTCGTGGCTCGCAGTCCGCGTGGCTTTATGACCGCGTACCGCCGAGCCGGCGGGGACCCGGATCGGCTGTCGGAGCACTGGGCGCGGAAGCGAGACAACTTCGTGGCGAGGCACATGGCGCAGGTGAAGGCGCATGGAGAGCCGCTCTGGCAGGACGGCGTGCCAACGCGCAGGCACCTGGCGCTGATCATGTGGGCGTACTCGCCGAGCCCGGCGCGGCTCGCGAAGCTCGCAGCGAGGATGTCGTGACAAAATAAGCCAGTCCGCTCGTGCGTTGACCGCAGGCATGTTCCCTGGCACTGTTTCGGTATGCCGATCTCGCTGAACCTCCTGGTCAATCCGTCCTTGGTCGGTCCTCCCCCCGTTCCTACGCCGGCCTTTCCTCCCAGCGGCCAGCTTCTCGTGACTGTTCAATCGGCCACAGCAGATGGTCTCGCTGCCAGCACTCAGCGGGCTCTGCTTGACGTTCAAGAACGCAACGTCGAGATTATTGCGAAACTCGGGCCCAGCTACGCTCTGTGGGTCAACGACGCGACTCTTTCTGGCGGCGGCGACGGACACACGTTCGTTTTGGAGATCCTGTTTGTGTCGGCTCAGATCAATCTTCTGGGACAGCTTGTTGCCTTGCTTGGTCTAGGCATTTCGCTTGCTCCCGAGAACTTTCGGTTTCAGTTTGCACTGGCTGGCGACGCAGAAAATCTACCGCCGCTTTACGATCCGATGCTGCAGACGTTGTTCGACACGGTCGACTCGCCTCCGTTCTTGGATTTCGCGGCTTTTGGGATTTTCAACCTGTGGGCCGGAGCAGCGAAGGGGACACGCTTTATGATGGGGGTCGGCGCGCTCTTTGTGCCGGAACAACAGCAGCTTCGCGCGAGCGCATCGTCCGCCGCCGCTTCCCCGCGCACGATGAGCGACGTGCTCGCCGCCGCCCGCGCGATGCTCAAGAAGTAGTCCGCTCACTCGCGACACATGCTCGCGAAAACAAAATGACGTAGGCATGTACGCTTGACTTTCTTGTGTTGACGTAATCGTTTCGGTTCCCATACTGGCTAGCCAGGAGGAACTGGAACAACATGAGCAAGCAGTACTCGGGACATTCTCTCATCAGTGACGTCACGCCTTGGTGGTGGTCGAGCCGCTGGGGCCAGGGCGAGATCAGGCGCGCGGTGCTCGCGCTGCTCGCGACGAGGAAGTTCGACATCTCGCATGTCGAAATCTCACGCGAGGGTCTGCAGGTGAAGCTCGCGCTCGGCGAGCAAGAGGACGTGAACCGCACACAGGATCGCGTGAACGCCCTGAAGGCGGCGCTCGACGAGATGGTTGCGGCGTGATCCGGGTCGTAGTCGGCATCGATCCCGGTCTCGCCTCGTGCGGGCTCGCGATCGTCACGAAAGAGATACAGCAACCGTGGCGGCTCGTGTACTCACAGACCATCCGAACGCCGCCGAGCATGGATCTGCACTCCCGGATGCACGAAATCTACACGGCGATGCAGGGGGTGCCGACCGACCTGTTCCGGGGCGTCCATATGCACGAGGCCCTCTTCGCCTGCGAGAACCAGTCCGGAGTCCTGGAGGGGAAGCGCCGCACCGGGCAGACGAACGCTGCGGCTGCGCTCGTCCAGCAGGTCGTGGGCATGGCGCGCGTCCGGGCCTTCTCGTTGGTGGTCCGGTTCGTTGAGCCGACGCCAGCGCAGGTGAAGACGGTGCTCGCCGGCATCCCGCGGACGGCGAGCAAGGCGCAGGTGCAGCGAGCGGTGCGTGCCCTCGTGAGGGACTGCCCGAAGGTGATGAGCGAGCACGCGAGCGATGCGATTGCGGTGGCGCTCGCGGGAGCGAGGATGGTCCGGTGAAAGAGCGCATCAAGCTACCGAGCGACCTCGCCCTCGCCGACGACGCGGCACTGGAGTTTTATAAGGGTGCGTGGTGGATCGTCGCCACGAATCAGGGCGGCTACGACTGCACGAGGGTGTCTCTCCCTGCGCTGCTCAGGTGGCTCCGCGCGAACCGCCCCGACTTGCTGAAGGCTCCATGATGGCGACCGTCATCTTCGGCTTTGCCGACGGTCGCGTCAGTGGTGGGATCGGGTGCGATCTTTTCAACGGCGCGTTCGCAGAGGTTCTGCGGCTCGCGACGCTGTGCCGCGCCGAGGCGGTCTGGTGCCTGCCTCTGAATATATGGGAGAAACTGTGATGGCACTCAAGACTCCGCTGAAGTTGAAGAACACACCACAACCGCACCGTGCCTTCCCGCCGCTCCCGGTTATGAAGCCACTGAGCAGCGCGACGCCGAAAGCCCCGACCGGACAGGTCGAGCGCTGGCTCGTGATCCACAAGCGGACCGGCGGCGTGCTCGGCGTCGCCTGGGACCACTACTGGTTCGGCGCGCGTGCCCGCGCCGAGTGGTACTACAAGGTGCCGCTCGACGCCCTCACGCTCCGGCACATGCCGCTGCTTCAAGTCGAGAAGGACGCGCAGTGCAACATGAGCGGTGAACAGCTGGTGAAGGCTCTTGGGTTGAAGATGCACACGGAGGTCGTCGTCCAAGACGTCGACCATGCCGAGGGGACGATCACTCTCGGGCGGGGGTGCGGCATGACCTTCTCGTTCAACGACGAGTCCGGCAAATACTTCAGCTGTATGCTGCCGACTGGCCACACCGGGGATCACCGCGCCTTTGCTGGACCGACTTGCGACGTTGTGTTCCGATGGCGTGAAGGCTCCGTCGGCGGTGCCTTGGCCTGTCGGCTGGCGCTCGGGCATCGCGGTAAGCACCACGGATACAAGAGGCGCTGGAAGACGGGCGAGGGACTGGTGAAACGATGACCAATGAAGAGATCGCTGTTCAGGCCAAGAAGCTCATGTTGGGACTCCGCGGGTCTGGTCTGAAGTCTATTGACGTCCTAACGATCCTCCTCTCGGCGCTGGCGGCCACGGCGGTTTACTGCGGCGTGTCGAAAGACGATGTGATGGAGAATGTGGAGCGCGCCTACGATGCGGTATCGGGGCTCAAGCAGAACTAAAGGGAAGCACATGACAGACTTCGGAGGCATGGGCGGTGTGCAGGGCGGGCGTCCGCGGAACGACGAGGATCTATTCGAGGTTGCGGTCGAGCGCGCTCTCGGCGAACGGCTGCGCAAAGAGCACACGCCAAACCTGGGCCGCCCGGACTGGTTCGAGGGCACAGGCATCGGTCACCGGCTCTGGGGCTCGCTCTCGAACGTCGACTGGAAGCACGAGAACGGCGACACCGCGAGCTACTCGTTCCGAGCGGCGGGCGACCTGATCGCGACCATCGTGGGCGAGGGCGACTACATGGACTGGTACTGCTCGCACGACCACGGCGTCATCGACCCGGAGGTTGCGGAGGCGATGGCGCGCGAGGGCTGGATGGCGACCGTGATGGAAGGGGAGCTTTGAACCCGTACTGGCTTGTCGCGATCCCACTCGCCTGGCTCTCCGGCTATCTGGTCGGCCAGGATGCGGGCCGCGACGCCGAGCGCAAGCGCGTGAACTACGGCATGAACATCGCGTTGTCGCTTCTGTCGAGCAAGGCACTGTACCTCCTGAACGGTTGGAACCGTGGAGACATGTCGAAGGAGTACCTCCTGTCCGGGCTCAAGGAGTACGCCGCCGAGAAGAAGGCGAAGCACGAGGGAGAGCAGCAGGCGCTGCTGGAGCGGCTTGGGCGGTACAGCGAGAAGCAGAAAGAGAGGGAGTAACACATGTCGTACGAAGCAAAGATCCTGGCGGACTCACTGAGTCCGGCTGACCACCGCGTGACCACGATGCAGGTCACATTCCCCCGACTCATTTTGGCGGAGTTCAACACGCACCGCGTACTCTCGCGCAACAGCGCGTCGAGTCGCGCGATCCCGGTCGAGCGGCGCATCGAGCAGATCAGAGAGAACCCGTTCGTGCCGGAGGCGTTCGGCAAGAACCAGAGGGGGATGCAGGCGAGCGAAACGCTGGATGATGCGGAGGCGCGACAGGCCGAGAAATGGTGGAGGGATGCGGCGTGCGCGGCGCTGGAGTACGGCGCGACGTTGGCGGCGTGCGGCGTCCACAAGCAGCACGCAAACCGGGTCATCGAGACGTACGCCTGGCACACCGTCATCTGTACCTCGACCGAGTGGGCCAACTGGGACGCGCTCCGCGTGAGCCGGATGGCGCAGCCGGAGATGTTCAAGATCGCCAGCATGATGCGCGAGGTGCGGCAGGCGAGCACGCCGGAGCCGCTGGAGTACGGCGAATGGCACCTGCCGCTCGTGACGAAGCCGCCTACTGACACGCACTGGACAAATCGAGATGAGGTCAACGACCTGACCGCTGTCGGCTTCGACCCCGTCAAGGTTTGCGTCGGTCGCTGCGCGTCGGTGAGTTACGAGCGCCACGACGCGACGACGCCCGACAAGGCGAGTGCGATCTGCGACAGGCTCCGCGCCGACGGGCACATGTCCCCGTTCGAGCACGCGCTCCGGCCCATGACGGCTCACGAGTTACGGCTCTTTCAGCAGGACGCTTTGGAGTGGAACGGGCGCGAGTGGATGCCGACCGGCGCCGTACGGCACTTCCTCGGCAACGTCGAGGGCTGGGTCCAGTACCGCAAGCTCTTGCCCGGCGAAGCCGTCTACGTGGGGGAGTGACCCGATGATCGACCTGAAGGAAACCATAGAGAGGGCGGAGGCGATTCTGCGGACGACTAGCACATCGGCCTTCGTTGAGGCGTATGCCTGCTTGAGAGCGGGCGTGGAGATGTACCTGGAGCAGCAGATCGTTAGGGAGCCGTGCCCGAATCACAAACTAGTGATGCTTGCGCCCGGAGAATTTTGCGCGATCTGCGCGAACAGCACATGACCTACCCGGAGACGATGGAGGGCGCGTGAAGAACACCTACTGGCAAGGAGTGATCGCTGCGTCCCCGTGGGGCAACGTGCACAGGAGAGAGAACATGGAACAGACGACGAACGATGACCTGAATGACCACGCGGTCGAGCGCGCACAGCGCAGCGACGCCGAGCGCATCTCGGCGGAGTGCGACGCGCTCAAGGTGATGCTGCTGGAGAAGAACAAGGCGTACGGCTCGTCGGCCCTCGCGCCCGTCAGGATCTTCGCGAAGTCCGACACGGTGGAACAGATCCGCGTCCGCATCGACGACAAGCTCTCGCGGCTCATGCGCGGCAGCGCCGCAGGCGAGGACGTCGTCAAGGATCTCCTGGGCTACCTGATTCTGCTGCGCATCGCGACGAAGGAGCAGTGGGACAAGCAGGTTCACGTCGCCGCGTCGCCGGAGGTCATCGAGGAGGCGCTTGCTGCCGAGCACGACTGCGACGACCCCGACTGCCAGCGGTGCCATCACATCGCGCCGCTGAAGGCTGCGGCGGCACGCGAGGATGTCGGCTTCGCTCTGACCGACGCGGAGGCAGCGGAAGCGGAGCGCGCGGTGGACGCGGAGGAGTGGGGCGGAGAGGTTCGTCGCAAACTCGGGATCGCCCGCGGGCACCTGGATGGGCTGGCACAGGATCTGGAGGAAACAGGCGGCTGGGAGGAGACGGTCAAAGAGATCAGGCAGACGCTGCGCGAGACGGCTGATCCGAATCCGTCCGAGCGCCACGGATGGGAGTTCCTCGCCGTCGAGAATCAGCGGCTCCAGGAAGAGGTTGAGGGATTGGAACGCGACTCGGATACGCTGCAGGCTGCGTACGATGCGGCCGGCATCAGCGGCCTGCAGAATCTGGCGAAGCGCATCACGGAGATGCGAGAGGAGAGCGAGCGACTGAGGGAGACGCTACGCGCGTTCGACTTGGAGAGGGAGCTACGAGCGCGGGCGGAACAGAGCTACGCGGCGATGCGAGAGGAGATCGTGAGGCTGCGCCGCGAGCGTGACGATGGGCATGTGAAGACTGAGCAACTCGTCAGCTGCGTTGCGGAGAGCGATGCACTGAGGGAGAAGCTGGCGTTTCGTGTGCATGAGCCGGGCACGTTCGCTGCGCTGCAGGCAGAGGTCGAGAGGCTCAGGAGCAACTCGGATTCGTTGCATGCCGCGTACGATGCGGCCGGCATCAGCGACCTGCAGAATCTGGCGCAGCACATCAAGTCGATGCGTGCCGAGCGCGATGCGCTGCTGAAGGAGAAACAGGAGGTGCAGGGCACATGACCACCGTGAAGCTCCAGTACTGGCCCGTGCTCTCCCGCGATCAGACCGAGGACGGCAAGCTGAAGCGCGGCGGCTACAAGCGCACCGCGCTCGCGCTGGAGGAGCGCGAAGAGTCGCTCGTCCGACTGGAGACACGGTCTCGCGCTCTGCTCACGTGGGGCGTCGCGAACGCCGCGGAGTTCAGTCTGAACACCGGACGCTGCATCGGGAACCCTGACTGGGTGCTGATGAAGGAGTCCCGCAAGGCGCTCCGCAAGCTCGCGCGGGAACAGTTCCCCAAGGAGACGGTTGCGCTGGAGTCCGCCGCGAGCGATGCTTCAGGCACCGAAGGAGCGAACCATGGCGTTGAGTGACGCAGAGGAGCAGGCGATCAAGGAGCTTGCTGAGATCGAGGGAAGGTCCGTCGAGGACGTCAAACGGGAACTGCTCCGAGCGAAGCTCGGGCTCTCCAGTTCGCCTCCTCCGGAGCGAACGCCGACCGCGCTCGCGCGCCGCCCCGGCTCGGGGGACGCGAGCGGCGCAGACCTTGCGCGCGTGCGCGCCGAGGCGGTCCAGCGGCACCAGTCGCAGGAGTTCCCCGGCTCGCCGGTCGTGCGCTACCGCGGCGACCATCGGAACGAATCGCCCGAGGAGGCGCAGGAGCGTTGGTTCCAGGAGGAATCCGAGCTTGTGGACGGCGTTCACGGACTTGGCGGCCAGAGCGCTGGCGGCATCTTTGGCGGCGGCGCAATCGCCACGAGCATCTACGACCCGGAGGCCGAAGGACGCGCCGACGCGAAAACGGGACAGATGGCCAACATCAAGATGCTCGGGCTCATCGAGCGACTGGAGGCGCGGCTCACGGCGAGCGAGGCGGCGCGGGAGCTTCCGGCCCCGCAGCGCGGCGGGGCGCTCCCTGGCGCGGCGACGCGACGACTCGGACGGGGCAAATAGTGAGCGCCCCGAAGGCCATCACATTCATCCGACCGGACCCGTCGGAGTTCGTGCTGCTCGTGGCGAAGACGCGGGGCAACGGCATCGTCGTCGGCACCGAGAACTTCAAGCCCGGCGGGACGGAGTGGGCCACAGACCGGGACATGCGGGACGCGGGGTACATGCCGACGGAGGACGGGTGGAAGCTCCTTGCGCTGGTGAAGGAAGCTGCTGCGGCAGCGGCGCTATCCGACGACCGATTCGGCAAGAGTGCGCGACTCTGGGCGGAGGAGGCGGAACGGATCGTGTCCGGAACGATTACGCAGGGTTAGGTACGTTGCACGTGAAAAAATCGGACGTTCCTCGCGCCGCTGGCACCCTCATCGTCGCCGATAACACGGGCCGCGTGTTGCTGCTGGAGCGCACCGACGGTCAGGGCTGGAGCCACCCCGGCGGCATGGCCGAGCCCACCGACGAGTGCGCCGAGGAAACCGCGATCCGCGAACTTGTTGAGGAAACCGGGCTCCCGCCGATCCTGACCGAGCAAGTCGCCCAGCTTCGCCTGGGCCAGCTTGCCGACGGGGACGTGGTGCTCGCCGAGGACGACGACGTCCTCGGTGGCCCGGTCGTTCTGGTATACGATCTCTTCGTGGTTACAGTCCGCGAGGAGTTCGTGCCGACTCTCGACGGGGAGCACACGGCATGGACCTGGGCCGAACCGTCCGACACAGGCCCACATCTGCACCCTGGAGCCGACTGTGCGCTCCGCTGGCTCCTGAAAGAATTTGGATGACATACCATACGCTCGCGGCGCTTCTGACGACCCTCTGCACGTTTTTGCTCGTCGCCCTGGTCGCTCTTTGGCGGGTCTCGCTCCGTCGCATCGGCGAGCTTCGCCGCGCGCTCGACGAGGCCGCAGCCGCGGCGAACGAAGCTCGGGGGGCGGTCGACTCGCTCGCGGAGATGGCTCGGACCGAGGAGCGGAAGGCCAGGGAGTTCTTCAGCATCATCGAAGGGGTCGAGAAGGAGCGGGACGGCTGGCAAAAGTTCTACCGAGAGTCGAGTCACGCGGCCGGCGTCGCTCAGGCGTGGCTGATGCGCGATCTCGGGCGGACGATCGGCCAGGCGAACGCCTACGCCGCACGTCTCCGAGCCCTCGGACAGCAGGCTCCGGCGGTGAATCTCGACCCGAACCTGCAGGACGTGCTGGAAGAGTTCTCGGTGGCACATGCCGCCGTCGCGCCGGACGCCCCGCCCGCGCCAGGACCCGGCTCAGCGGTCTCGCCACCGTAGGGTAGTAACTCTTGCTCTGGCATGTGCTGATGTTTAGGATGTCCGCACATGTCCGACGAGCCAGGAGAGGCCCGCGATAGCGCGGAGCCCGAGGAGACCGCTTTAGACCACGCCGAGGGGACCGACGACTCGGAGACCGAGTTCCACCCGTTCGACGAGGTGGACGAGGACTTCCAGCCGGGGCCTGCGGTGCGGGTCATGGGCCCAGACGGGCTCGTGCAGACCGTCGACACGACGACGGAGAGCGACATCCCCGCGCTCTCGACGGAGTCGCTCGTCTGCATGGGCGACTTCTCGAAGTTCGTGCTGCGCGACGACTGGGGAAACATCAGGACCGAGTTCCTTCCGAGCGCCGTGACTCGCCGACCGAACGGCAAGTGGACGGCGGAGGACGTGTCCGGCCACGTAGTCGAAGTTTTCCCGATCCGTCCCCAGTGCAAGCACTACGTCCGCCAACAGGGCAGCTTCCATCTGAACGCGCAGAACAAGAAGCATTACCGCCTGTGCGCTGCGCGCCGCACGACCGAGGGCACGTTTATGACCGTGTCCGATCTCGGCATGTGGGCGTGCGACATGCGCGACCCGTACGACGTCGCGAGCGTGAAACACCTCGACGACTTCGACACTCTCAAGATCAAGCAGGGCAAGGAACGCACGAACCTGCCCATGTTCCAGGGCTTCGGCATCTTCGACACGCCGAAGAAGAGCGACGACGAGCAGAAGGAGAACTGAGCATGCCCGAGACGACCATGACGAATCCGAATCAGGTGAGCGGGGACGACGAACCGGACACCGAGAGCGAGTTCCGAACGCTCTACACGGACGCAGCGGACGGGCGCGACAGATTCGTTGCGCTGGCGAAGGCCGCCGAGGACGCGGGGAACGCCGACGTCGCGAAGGTCTACCGAGAGATCGGCGGGACCGTGATGACGCTGTTCATGGACATGGCAGCCGCGAGCGGCGGCGCGTTCGTGAACATCGAGGATCAGCTGGATGATCTGCCTGCCGGGGCAGGCGGGGAATCTGCGCTCTTGCAGGAGGACGCCGACAAGTACCTGCAGCTGTTCGAGCAGTTTCTACGGCTGCTCGATGGCCTGACCGGGCTCGTGCCTGCCGGCGTCGAAGGCGATGCGCAGCGCGAGGTCTTCGCGACGCTCCGGCGCATGACGGATGGCATGGCCGAGTACACCAAGTCGATCGTGATCGAGGACGATGAAGACGACGAGGATCCGGCGAATGACGAGGCCGACGAGGATCCTGACGGGGACACATGACCGAATCCGCCTCGGCGTCGCAGTCCGAGACGGGACCGCGGCCAATCGACAGGACGCTGCTCACGGAGTCGAATCTCTACGGAGTTCCGTACGCAGCGTACTCCGACATGACTCCGCGCGAGCGGGGCGCGATCAAAGCGCGCTGGGCCAAGAAGATCAGGGGAGAGGCAAAGCGCCGAGGTATCGACCAGGACGAGTTCCTTTCGATGTCAGAGGATGAGAGGGAAGAGGCTCGGAAGAACTTCCCCGAACGAGCGCCCCAGCCAGCGCCGACCGCTCCGCGCAAGTCGTTCGAGGACATCATGCGTTCGCATTCCCCCCGTGACGAGGGAGACGAGCCCGCTCGCCCTGTCCGTGCTCCGCGGTACAGTCCGCCGGTTGCGGAGATGTACGACGAGGGGCTCGCGGAGGGCGATCCCGAGACGCATTCCCCGATGGACGACGCCCCACCGACCGAGTTCGACCCGAAGATGCGAGCGAACGCGACGCTGGGCGATGTCCGCCCGGTGGACAACGAGGATCTCGTCGGCTGGAAGCAGCCGCGGAATCTTCGTGACGTCTACGCGCGCTTCACGATCGGTGACGGGCAGCACTTTGTTCGCGTCGAGCGGATCGATCCGAAGGTCTGGCAGCAGATCCCGTGCTCGGGCTACCTCGGCGAGATCCGCGAACCGATCAGCGAGCCCGAGTTCCACGCCTGGTACGGCGGGCGCGTCTACGCGCTGACCGTGTACGGGCCCGACCCCCGCGGGCGTCGCGATCCGAGCACTGGGCTACCTGTCATCAAGGCCAAGACCGAACCGTTCCGCTACACCGTTCCGCTTCTACCCCCGAATCTCTCGGTTCCTCCCGGAGCCAGTCCGACCAAGCAGGGAGACATGCAGATGAATCCGTTTTACACGCAGCAGGGGCAGATGCCCGCGACGCCTGCCGATGCGCAGATGCACAAGTCCACCCTCGACTTCTTCAGCACCCAGCTGGCGCGCGGAGAGGAAGAGAGGCAGCAACTTCGTCGCACCGTGCTCGAAGGCGGCGGGAGCACCAAGGATGTGCTCGGCATCGTCAGCGAGACGAGCGCCAAGGCGCTGGAGGCAGCGCAGCGGGCTGCCGAAGCGCGCGAGACGGCGCTGCGCGATCAGATCAAGGAGTCCAAGGAGGACAACCGCCGCCTGAACGAGAAACTCGACAAGCTGCTGGATGAGAAGCAGCAGGGCCGCGCGAATCCGGTACAGGACGCCGTCTCGCTCATGCAGACGGTCAACCCTGGCAAGAACTCCGAGGAGGAGGTCAAGCGGCTCCGCGAGGCGCACACCGAGGAGATGTCGCGCGTGCGCGAGGGGCACCGCGAGTCGCTGTCCGCGCTCAAGGAGCGGCAGGACGACGAACTGAAGCGGCTGCGCGAACGGCTCGACGATGTCGAGAAGGTGGGGCGTGGCAAGCTCGACGATGCGGAGCGCCGCTGGCGCGAGCGTGAGAAGGAGCTTCGCGACCAGATGGACCAGCAGCGTCGCGACGAGCGCGAGGCTGCGGACCGGCGCGTGCAGGAGAACACGGCACGCTTCGATGACCGCATCAAGGACATGCGCGATCAGCACACCCGCGAGCTTCGGATGCAGACCGAGCAGCACGCCACGCGCGTCGACACGACGAAGAGCACGTGGGAGATGCAGCTTGCGAACGCGAAGGAGCAGGCGGCGCGGCTGAAGGAGGACTTGGATGAGGCACAGGCCGAGGCGGAGCGGTCGAAGGATCCGGTGCAGGTGATGGAGAAGGTCACGGCACAGGCCGAGGCGATGGGCTTCACCAAGAAGGAGGACGATCAGACCGCGGGCGAGCGATTCATCGGCACCGTGGGCATGGGGCTCTCGAAGGCACTGGAGACCATGAACGACTGGCTGCCGCGAGCGATGGCGGCGCGCGGGCCGCAGCCGCCGGTTCTCCCTCCGGGACAGCCCGGCGCACCGAGAGGGCTGCCGCCTGGGCAGCGTGGCCCGCAGCAGCAACAGCAACAGCCGCCTCGGCAGCAGAGCCGACGGACGGTCGCATGGGCCACGGCGGGCTCGATCCCGGTCGCAGGGCAGCAGCCGATCATGCCGCCCGAGCAGGCAGTCGCGTCTCCGGTCCAGGCGCAGCCGATGCCGGTGGCACAGCCGTTCCAACCGGTTCCTCCGGTGCAGGAACAGCCTGCGCAGGCTGCACCGATACCGGCACAGGCGCCGCCGCCGCCACAGCAGCAGCCACAGCAGGCGTCACCATCGAACGGGCACGCCACGCACGTGTTCGCAGCGATCTTCCCAGACGAGGCGATCGTGGCCTTCCGTGAGGAGGCAGAGCGCGCGATCAACGTCGGGCTCCCGGCAGACGTGTTCGCTCAACGCTTCGTCGAGGGGTATCCGGCGCAGACGCTGATGCTCGTTCGGCAGCACAAGGCGGAGGAACTGATCGAGGTCGTCAAGAGCATGCCGGACGGAGCGGGGTCGGTGATCCTGCGTCGCGACGGGAAGCGCTGGGTCGAAAAGCTCTGGCAGCAGATGGCCGCACAGCATCAGGCGCTGGCGGCGCAGCCGCAGCAGCAGGGAGCGCAGGCGTGAGCGACAACGTCGAAAGCACGCCGCCGCCCAAGCCGCCGAGCGACCCGCGCGAACGGGCCAGGCGAGCGTGGGACAACTGGACCGACGAGGATCGCGCAGCCGAGACGGCAGCGTGGAAGGAGGTTTCCCGGCCCCTGTCTTGCTGATAGCCTCCAGGCATGTACTACATCCGATCCTTCGGAGATGACACGCCTTCGGTGCCGGTACAGCCTGCTCCGCACGAAGATCCCGCTTGGGTCGCCCCGGTACTGATCACCGGGCTGGTCGCACTCGTCGGGTTCGTTGTCTACTCGCAGTACAAGCTGTCCTCGCAGATCGTACAGAAGGAGGGGGCCCGCGGCCTCCTCGGTTACGAGGCGGGCAGGACCGGGCTCGGGATGCTGGAACGGGCGTCGAGGTAGACCGCCCCCGCGCCCCCTGGTAGCCTCCGGGCATGTACCGTCACCAAGGGATGCTTCCGATCGGTGGTCTTGGCTGCTGCGGAGGGCATGTGCCGATGGGAGCCGACGAGACGCAGGCGAACGTCGGCGGCGGGGCGACTTCCTGGATCTCGGGCGCGCTCATCGTCGGACTCGCCGTCGTGATGTTCGCGATCGACACGAAGGACCCGCTGGGCCTGAAGAAGTCGTAAGGAATGCGCGCCTTGAGCGGCCGGAATCCGGCCGGCAGCGAGCGCCAGAAGTAGGCGAACGCGGCCGAAAAAGCTGCCAGCATGTGCGATCCTTGAGTTAGGCGGCGGCGACGGCTAGAGTTCTTCGCGTAGGCGCTTCCCGACCCCTGCAACGGGATAGGTCCGTGCGCGCTCCGAAACAAACCTCAAGCCTCTCGGCGTTCCATGGACATCCCGACACGTTGCGGGCCATGGTCGCAGCAGTTCAGGGGCCGCGCGGGGAGCAGAGCCTGCTCGTGCGCCAGGTAACGGAGAACGTCGTTCGGGGGGTGCAGCCGAAGGACTACCTCGGGGAGATCCTCGCCATCCGGTACTGGGTGACGGAGAAGGTCCGCTACACGAATGACCCCCTACACGTTGAGCTAGTGAGAGACGCACAAGCTCTCGTTGAGGAGATCCTCGCGCACGGCACGGTGACCGCGGACTGCGACGAGATCGCACTACTCATTGCGTGCATGTGCTTGCAGGTCGGGCGCGTGGCGGAGTTCGTTGTCGCCGGCTTCGGTGAACCGGGCGCATACAGTCACGTGTTCGCGCGAGTGCAGGAGCCGCGCAGCGGTCAGTGGATCGTGGCCGACCCGGTCGCCGGCACCGACGAGCGGGGAATGCTCGATCGTGTGACCACTTTCTATGTCACGTCCTGTGACGAGCCGCCGGGAGCACCGAAGAGCATCACATGAGCAACATCCTCCGCAATCTTCGCCCGCCGTACCCGGTCTACTCCTCGACGCCGCTCTTCGGCGGGAGCTTGCCGAGCATCGACGAGATCGGTTCTCCGGACCTGCGCCCGAGCGGGCTCAACCCCTACTACGATCAGTACCGAGGAGCGCGCGGGCGCAACATCGCGGGCCTGGGAGGCAACAACATGACTGCAGACGTCGGCATCCAAAACTACCCGAACGAACTCGACGCGCTCGCAGAGGCGGACGATGTGCAGGGCAACGGGGTCTTCGATCCCGCCGGCACGCAGGGGAACATCCACCCGGACTACGGCGTGTTCGCGGACCACATGAACATGCCGGGGTACCTAGTCAGGGACCAGTTCTACCAGCCCTCGCAGGTCATCGACGGGACCACGGGCAACCCCGTCATGTACGTGCCAGGCGGAGCGGTCGCGATCGACCAGTCGCAGCTGGACACGATTCGCGAGCGACAGCTTCTCTGGGAGCTTCCCCCCGGAGTGAGCCCGCAGGGGGTCACGTATCCCGAGGTGTCCGATGGCGGCGGTGACTGGATCCCGCAGGAGTTCGCGACTGCGATCAACGGGCTCGGTGCCGACGCGCCGTCCTCCGACGCGCAGAGGTCCAAGTTCGGCATCGTCGCCGGGTTCGCCATCGCGGGCGTCGCGATCGGCATCTTCGCTGCGACCCTGATGAAGAAGTGAGGAGCACATGGCGAACGCAAGAAGCATCCTGCCTCACTTTGATGTATTCAGCGCGCCCGGCGTGAACGTGCCTCCGGGTACGCCGACGCAGGCCGCTGCTGGCGCAGGAGCGCTCGGCAAGTCGCGCTTCTTCGCGCTGAGCCCGGTGATGGCCGCGGTGAAGGGCCTCGGCGCGGACGATGTGGTGGTGCCTGGCGTTGCGGTCGCCGTGCCGTCGCAGCGCATGGGCGCGGGGGACATCGCGTGGACGATGGCGATCCTCGGCGTCGCGGGCGCGCTCTGCTACCAGGCAGGCAAGGCCATCGCGCCGTCTCGTCAGGACGCGACCACGTGGGGCTGGATTGGCGTGCCGGTCGGGCTCTTCACCGGCGTTCTCGGGCTCGGCGTCATGGGCGTCGTAGCGAACCAGAAGAAGGGCGGCTGAGACATGGCGTGCGCACCTTGCATGGCGGGCCTCGGGGCCTCGTTGAACACGTACAACGGACCGGTGCCTCCGGGCGTACCGAACCCGTACACGGTGATGCTGCACTCGTACCCGACGCGGTTCCACGGTCCGATCTACACCCGCCCGCAGTTCGGGCTGGAGTGGGCGACGCGCCCGAACGACTTCGGGATCCAGGATGGGATGATGGGGCTCGGTGAAGATGAGCCGAGCGCTGCGCCTCCCGCGTGGAAGATCGCCGTCGGGCTCGGGCTCGCTGTTGGTGTCGTGATGCTCGCGATGAAGTACGGGGGACACGCTTCCCGCGTGTAGCCACAGAATGTACCGACGCGACAACCAGCAGATGCCGGAGAGCGAGGAGGGCGCGGCCTTCTTCCAGCCGATGACGTTCGAGTCGGAGATGGGCATGGTTCCGCCGCGCGTGATGGGGCTTCAGCCTGGGATGCTCACCGGCGGCTTCGCCGAAGCACAGGCGCGGGTCAACGCTCCGCGCGTCATGGGACTGAACCCGGACCTGCTCACCCGCGGGTTCCCAGGGGCGCGCGGCATGGGAGCAGACGACGAGTCGGGCTATGTGGCCACGGTGGCCGCGATGAATCCCTGGGTCGTCGGCGGCGTCGCTGCAGCGCTCGGGTTCGGTGGCATGTGTCTATGGAGGAAGCGATGATCCAAGTTCACGTCCGCGACGGCATCTTCAACGGCGGCGGCTACGGCGGCGGCGTCTTCGACGGCACGACCATGGGCTTCGGCGGTCTCGGAGCCTCTGGCTGCGGCGAGTCGTCCGGGTGCGGCATCGCTGGCCTCACGGCACCGACGCAGTGGACGATCGGGCCGAATGAGTGGCCGTCCACCGTCTCGCAGGCCGTCGTGAAGAGCACGAGCCGGTGGAAGGAGCTTCCGGCGGCGAATCCCGGCATGAAGCTCGTCACGATCAACGGGCAGGCGAACCTGTCGCCGTGGAAGGTCGGTCAGGTCGTGAACCTGCCGGCGTCCTGGGTGTCCGGGAGCGCGCCATCAGCGACAGCTGCCGAGACAACCGGGTTCGCTGTCGACTACTCGGCGCTGCAGCCACAAGAAATAAAACCGTGGCAGATCGAAGTGAACACTCTGCTGGCGAAGGCGAACGCCACGCTGCTCGTGGTCAGCGGACTGATTGACGCGGCGACATGTGGAGCGGCGCACGCCTTCCTGTCCGCTACCCCTGCCCAGCAGGAGGCGTTTTCGGTCTACCACCCGAATGTCATGGAACTGGCACCACTGATCCTCGCGGCGTGCAAGATGCCGCCGGTCACCCCAGCTACTCCTTCAGGGCCATCGACGCCATCGACGCCATCGACGCCATCGACGCCATCGACTGTGAACCCGTTCGTGGCGATCTGGGCCAGTGCCGGGCTCAACCTGGCGAGCGAGGCGGCGAGGCTCGGACACGAGCCGTGTTTCGTTCGCGCCTCGGACATGAGCAGCCCGGTGGTAGCCGAGATGCAGCGCACCATGAACGCGCTGCTGCAAAAGAACGACTTCAAACCGATCCCGGTGAACGGGAACTGGGATGGCCAGACCTGTGGGGCGCTCTTCGCCCTCACCGGCAAGTGGGACCCGGACATCAGCCTGTGTCAGATCGCGGGGCGCGATGACGTCGGCGGCTGGCAGGTGCCGGCGGGGTGCAAGGCTGGCGTCCAGCCGATTGCTCCGACGCCGGTACATCCGGACGATAAAAAGAAGACTGGGAGCACGATGGCCTGGATGCTCGGCGGCCTCATCGGGGCTGCCGCGCTCGCTGGCATCTACGCCTCCAGGAAGAAGTGAGGAGCACATGACCTACGGACCTATCGCATACGAGGACTTGTCCCTGCTGAACGCGCAGTGGTCGCAGGCGCGACCGCCGATGGCTGGACTCGGCTCGACCTGGGGGCAGCACGAGTACCGCGATCTCTCGTACCTGAACGCGCGGCTGCGTCCTGGCATGCCGGCACAGGTCGGGATGGGACCGGGCGGCATGGGAGGCGGAAGTCTCGGCGGAAACAGCCTGGGGATCATGGTGGACGGAGAGGAGCGTCCCGGCGGCGTCGTCGTCGATGAATACGGGCTCGCGATCCCGTCCGCTAATCAGGAGTCCCCGACTCCGTCCGACGACATCTCACACGACTACACGCCGCCGGACTACGTTTCCGAGTACGTCGCGCCGACGACGAATACCGCGTCCACCGGACTTGCGCTCAAGTCTCCCGACTCGCGCGTCTCGGAGCTTCAGGGGCTGCTGAACCGAGTGCTCACGGCGAACGGGTACAATACCCTCGGTACGCCGGACGGGAAACTCGGCAAGGGGACATGCGGCGCGATCGACTGGTATCTGACTACCGGACACTCGCTGGCCTCTGCCAGTACCGCGCAGCAGATCCAGGCGAACCTCGCGTACACAGGCGCTCTGTACGACGCGGCTTGCGCAGGTAAGTCCCCGTGGACTTCTCCAAGCAAGCGTTCAACAGCGTCAACGACCAAGACCGATACCACTACAAACAAAAAATCGTCTACGGCCAGCGTGCTCGGCGGTGGCGGAGGCACGAACTGGATGCTGTACGGCGGCGCGGTCGCTGCGATCCTCGTTGGCGGCGCGCTCGTCTACCGTGCGTCCAAGAAGAAGTGAATCGAGGATCGCATGATGCACTACGGCACGATGGCTGGACTCGGAAGCGGAAGCCTCTCCGGGAACTCACTCGGCATCGCCGGGCTCGGTACTACGTCGACCTGGATCGGCTGGTACAACCAGGCGAGCGCAGAGCAGCAGGACGAGTTCGATACCGCCGCGGAGGTCATCGACGCTGGCGGAGCAGTTCCAGACGACGTGTCGGATGCCGTGCGCGAAGCTCTCGTGATCTATAAGGCGGCCGGCGGGCGCGCCGATCTGGTGCCAGCGTCCCATGACTTCACTGCCGCCCAAATCACAGCTGCACAGCAGTTCGTGAACACCGCGCTCGCGAAGGCCGGCTACAAGCAGATCGACGCCGACGGAAAGCTGGGTCCCGCGACATGCGGCGCGATTATTTGGTACCAGGAAAACGTCGACTCAAAGAGCGGCATTTCCTTCATGGCCGAATGCGCGACGCGGGAGATGACGAACCCGCCGCGCCCCCCAACGAAGCTCTCCTCTGGAGGTGAGGACGGAGGTGACGGAGGGGCTACGGTGCCGTCGGTCAAGCCAAAGGACCCCGCCCAGGCCAACATGCTGTTGTATGGTGGCGCGCTTGCCGCCATCGTCGTCGGCGGCGCGCTCATCTACCGCGCATCCAAGAAGAGGTGAGAGCCCATGCCGACGGCCATCCAGAGGGTCCAGCAGCGTCTCGGTGTCCAGCAGAGCGGACGCTGGGATAGTCCCACGGACGGAGCCATCCTCGCCTTCCAGCAGACGGCGAAGGGAGCGACGTACGCGATGGATCCGCACGGACATCCGGATCCAGCGACGCTCGTGAACCTCGGGTACTACGCGCCAGCGGACATCTTCACGGACGAGTGGACGGCCTACCTCTCGGGAGGGGCGAAGCCGGGCCACTTCGGGCGCGACGTGCGAGCCTCGATCGATCAGGTGCCGCGGTGGGCGTGGGCAACGCTCGCCGTAGGTTTCGGCATCTTCGCGTACATGGCGTACAAGACCGACAAGAAGCGGGGCAAGTAGCTCGTGTACACCGAGAAGCTCGCCAACATGTACGCGGACCTCATGGGTCGCCCCAGCATCCCGTGGGACAAGCTGGAGGCGGACGGTCACGGGCTCTCCGCTGGCAAGTACGACTCCGCGTACCATGCGTACCTCGATGTTGCCTTCTTCGCCTTCCTCGATGTCGTCTACGGCGTAGACGGGAAGCCGGCGCTCAGTGAGGAGTTCCGAGGCAAGTACAAGACGATCCGCGCGAAGGACGCGCGGAGCGCTCTCGGTGAGATGATGACACTGATCGAGCAGGTAGGGGCCGACGTCTGGACCGCGGCCAAGAACGGCGACTGGGGCGATGCGGTGAACTTTCCGAGGACCCTGGCTATGGATTCGTTCGCGACGTTCGCTGCCAACGCCGTGAACAACTTCGCGATGCACAACTCCGGCGTCATGGAAGCGGCCATGCTCAACGGAAACATCACCCCGGAAGAGGTGATGGCGCACGCGAACTCCACGGTGCAGACATTCGCCTCGTTCGTTGACCTGAACAAGTCCGGTGACCTGGATCAGTTCAAGAAGGAGCCGCCTGTCGCTGGGATGGGCATCGCTCCCATCGTCATTGGCGGCTGGGCTCTCGCGGCGCTCGGCATCGTCGTGGTGCTCGGCGCTTGCTACATGGTCTACGTCCTCAAGATCGCAGCCCCGATCCAGAACAAGGCCATCGAGTACTGCGACCAGCTGGCCAAGTCCGGCACCAACGAGGACAAGCGAACGTGCCTCGCCGCGCTCCAGAAGATCCAGGAGAACGGGAACGCCGATCTCCTCGGTTTCTTGGGCAAGGCGATCAGTCCGATCGTGTGGGTGGCTGCCGTCGGACTCGGCTTGTACGTGGCGGCCATGGTCCTGCCAGGGATGCTCGCGCGTCGGAGGATGACGGCATGATCTACTCCCGATGGAAGCCGGACACGGGCGGGTTCGAGTACCTGGAGGTGCCAGGCAGCCACAACATCAATGACGATCTGCCGACGCCGGAGCTTCGGCCGGCGACGAAGATCGGTGTGCCGTCCATCGAAGCAGGGCGTCCTGTGCCTCCCGGAGCGCAGGTGGTCGGGGAGGGTGATGCCGCTGTAGGCGTCATCGCGCCAGTCGATCGGGCGCGCATCGTCCGCAGGACACGTTCCCTGGCCGGGCTCGACGGTGGCCCGTCATCGACGGTACTCTGGTTCGCTGCGGGAGCCGCCGGTGTGGCGCTGCTCTGGTACGTCGCAAAGAAGAGGTAGCTCGTTCATGGTACTTCGGGTCGTCGATACCAAGCCGCAGGCGATCAAGACGTTCGAGACGTTCTACGCCCGCGCACCAGCGAAGGAGATCGAGTTCTCCTTCACCTGGCCGAAGCAGATGCAGGAGATCGGCGTCGGCGGCGCGGAGATGTACCGCTCGAACAAGTGGAAGAAGAACCTGTCCGAGTACGAGGACTACAAGCATGTCGACGAGGGGAGCCGCACGATCTACGCGGAACCTGGGTTCCTGCGACCGTGGGGCAGCCCCTCCAAGAAGATCGAGGTCGTCGGACCGATGGTGAAGTTCGACCCGCCGATGCCGAAGCACTTCACGCAGCTGGGCCCACTGCTCGGGGTGCAGGTGCGTCTGTATCGGGAGTCGGACGACGGTGACTTCGTGCTGCGCAAGGACGACGAGGGGCTCTTCGAGGTGTCCGTTGCTCGCGCCTGGCTCGGGGCGACGAAGCACCCGAAAACCGGGGAGACATTCCTGTTCGTCTACACCCCGGACGGGGTGCACATGATCCTGACCGGGGGCTCGCTGACGATCGGCAAGGACGGGATCGCGGGATGACTTTCTCCAGCGGCCGCGGCCCGCACATCTGGGTGCCTCGGCGGCTGTCTGGGCTCGGGCAGGCTCCGGGCGGCAAGTACATCATCCCGGCGACCATCGGAACGATCGAGGCCGTCACCGCGGCTGGAGCGTCGGCTCCCGCGTTCGTGAGGAGCGTGGCTCCCGGAGCGCAGGGGTACATACCTGCGTCGGTCGCGAGTTCCCTGCCGCGAACGTGGGTGCCGCTCGTTGACCCGACCACGAGCCAAGGACAATCCGCGCTCGGGCAGTGGGCGAAGGACCAGGCGCTCACTTTCGCGGGGAGCCAGATCGGTCCAGGCATCGAAGCTGGCCGACGCATGTACGAGGAGAAGCTGTCGGCTGCCGGCAGGCCAGTGGTGGCAGAGATCCGCTCGGCGATGCCCCAGGATGACATCAGCCAGTGGGGCTACGAATACCTGCTGCACCACCCGGAACTGTTCACTCAGGCTCCGACGCCAGAGGCGGCCGTCGCGATGGCGCAGGCTTTCATCGCGGCGAACTGCGATCGAATTGGTCTGCCTCCCGAGTTCATTGCCGCCTCGACGCTCATCCACAACTTCCCCACAACTGTGGAGAACGCGGAGCAGTGGGGGGTCACGCTCGGGACCGCGTACCTCTCGCAGTTCGGGGTGCCCATCATCACGGATGCGAACCCGAATACCTTCCTCGGTTCCTGTGCCAGAGGCGCGATTGCACAGACGTTCCCCGGCATCCCGCTTGGGTTGTGCGAGGCGACCTACGGCTCTCTCAGCAACGGGTCGATCAATTTCGACGAAGCGCAAGGGCTTGTCATCCAGGCATGTGGCTGGATCGCTGGCGCTGTCGGGCAGGCTTTCGGGCTCCCGGCTCCGATCGGAGCAGTACTCGGGCAGGTCATTGCGAGCGTGCTCGTCCCCATCATCTCGGACGCGCTCGGTTTCGGTCCGAGCGATAGCGAGAAGCTGAACCGTGCGCAGGAGGCAGCGTCACGAGCCGCTGCGTCGGCAACCGTCGCCTGCACCGAACTCGCCCGCGCGCTGTGGCTCCAGTACCAGCACTACTGGGAGTCGATGCAAGGCAACCTGCAGACGCTGATGCGAGCGAACCTGGAGTGGCTGGTCACCAGCGGTAGCTGCGGCCTGAACGACGGCGTTCGTTTGTTCCCGGCGTCATCTCCCAGCGCGGACACGCTCGACATCGTGAGAGACCCATCGGGGGCCGCGATCTTGCTGAACGAGAGCGACGTGCGAGCGAAGCGCGCTCGACCGAAGTACATGCGGTACCAGAGACCCGTCGTCGGTCGTGGTTGCGTGCTGCCGCTCGGCTGCCCATACGGCGCGTACGGCATCGACGGTGTCGTGAATCGCGACAAGTACGATCTCTCCATGGGAGAGTTAAAGCAGGCACATGTTCCTGTGATCAGTCAAGGCGGGTACGCCGCGTGCGACGCGCTCGGGGCGCTCGCGTTCTGGAACGCGCGCCGGTACGTGACGCCGTATCAGATCGTTCTCGCCATGTACGGCGAGGAATACGCGCGGGAGACCGGGACCGGCTACGACAACAAGCTCGCCGGTCGCTTGAACATGTGGGTGCAGCGCTACGGCGCGTACCAGGGGAGCCAGATGGATTCGCGTACCCAGCCGCACTGGGAAGGCGTGGTGCACTCCGATGAGGAGTACCTGCAGTTCATCGGGCGCGTGCGGACCACCGGCAGCGCTGGCGAGAGCGTCGGCGACTGCATGACGCCTCAATGGGCGACGTACCTGTCCGGTTCGCTGCAGCAGGCAGCGGCGGCGTCGGCGCTCGTGCAGCGCGATGTGACTCGAACGGTGTTGTCCAACATCACGCAGTACAAGATCCAGCGGCAGATGGAGGAACTGACGGGCAATCAATGGAAGGTCGCGAGCGCGGCGCAACAGCGAGCGGCCGTACGAGCGGTCGCGGCCCGAGCCGCTTCGTTCCGTACGGCGATTCGCGAGGCGAAGCGAAAGGGCGCGGAGCACAGAGACATGCTCAACTACAGCCTTCTAGCTGCCGGAGGCGCCGCCCTCGCTGGGTGGGCCGTCTCCAGGAGAAGCAGACGATGAGCGCCGCCGTGCAGAAACCAACGCTGACGCAGGAACAGAAAGATTTTCTGGCAGTCGTTAGCGCTCTGTCTCAGCAAGAGAAAGCGGAGGTGCGTCTCACTTCCGCTGGCGTCGCCGGGCTCGGACTGCTGACTGCCGCCGCGTACCTGATCTGGAGCAAGCGATGAGCTTCTCTGGCCTTGGAGGTGGATGGGTTGAGATGCCGCTGCCCGTAGCTGGGCAGTACGACTATCTCAGCGGAGGCGTCGGACTTGCTGAGCTTCAACGCCTGGCTACCGAGGTTGTCGATTTATTGATCAGCGGGAAGGCCGGCGCTGTCCGTGGTCTTATCCCGTATGGCAGCGCCAGCGCGTACCAGTGGACCGACGCGAACCGCACTTACGTGCCGGCCAACCCTCTCATCGCAGCAATCTGGAATGGGCAAATCGCCTCGGCGCGTTTGCTGGCTGCTCTCGTGGTCAACACGCTTGTGCGAGAGCAGGCGACGAAGGCCCCGAAGGATCGCAAGTCCGCTCAGTCTCTTGCGTGGGACGTTGTTCCGCGTCTTACGAGCACGCTCCTGAACGGTGGCGACCCAGCCGGATGTCTGATGACTCTGCAGGACGGAATGAACGCCTGGAGCGGCGTTGCCAACGTCGTCGAGGTCACGCAAACATCCGTCCAGAACGGCAGTAGCCGCACGCTGAGTTACTGGTGCGATCGAGAATTTATTCTCTCCAGCAGCACTCCGTGTCAGCCAGATGCGATCTGTAAATGGAAAGTGGACGGAAGCGGAGTCCCGCGCCCTGTTGTTGTTCCGAAGCCAGCGGCAGACGCGATCCTCGCGCCGAAAACGGCAGCCTCCAATGCGCCGCAGCCGCCCCCGACGCATGCGCAGGTCGATGCGATCGTCACGCAGAAGATGGCTGACGAGGGACAAAGTCTTGAGCACATGGAGTCCGTACAGGAACTCCAAGAGCTAGCCATATACCTGGGCGCGCTGGCGCAAGCGCGCCAGTGGCTGACTCTCGGTCTGCATATTCCTGCGGGCGCTACCGACGCGCAGGTCTGGGCCGCGCTCAAGGCACGCGACATCGATCCGGCGGAAGCGCTCGACTGGTTCTTCGGGTGCGATGCCGGAGCGGACTGTTTCCGCGAACGCATGAACCGCGCGCTCGGTGAGGCCGAAGAGCGTGCGCGAAGCAAACGCACGAAGCTCATGGTTGGCGTCGGCGCTGCTGGGGCCGCACTGGTTGCCATCCTCGCGCTCCGTAGTAGAGGGGGTCGCTGATGCCGGTACGCGATGTTCCCGTGTCTGTGCGCACCGCCGTGGCAGCGAGAGCCGAAACGGCGCAGACGGAGCGCGACGCGCGGAAGTGGGCGTACCTTCTGATCCTGCTGCAAGAGGCAGGCGTCGATCCGGCGAAGGTGCCGCCTGAGCAGTTGAAGTACGCGCTCATGTCGCCGTACGAGCGGCACGGGTACACGCAGCAGTCCGTCGAAAGCTGGGTCAGCATGTGCGATCCAGCCGTCAAGCCGAAGTGGAACGAGATCGACTGCTTCCGAACACAGGCACGCGCGGCGCTGAAGCGCCCCTCTTCTCTGGGGAGACGTGTCGCGCTCGTCGGCGGGGCGGCGTTTGCCGCGGCTTTTCTGCTGACGCGCTCACGTACGTGACGATGGCAGGCGAAGCCTAAGCCAGCCCAAGGTGGAGCCTGGATCTTCGCTCCGATAGGTTGGGATCAGTCTTCCGGCATGAGTCTCGTACATACGGAGTGGGTCTGGATGCTCCGCGACGCTGGCCGCAGCGAACACACGCCCGATGTCCAGGTGTCGATGGTCGTGCCCACAGCACAGCCAGACATGTTGGTGAGACTTCAGTAGGTCTGTCATGTCGTGGCGGTTGACGAGCCCATCGAGCGGCTGAAGCAGGCTCAGTTGCGGCCCATGATGCATGGCTACGACCATGACTTTTCCTAATACCATCGAGGCTCCAGCGATCTCGTGGAGCATCCGTAGCGATGCGCGGTCGACGTATCCGATGGCCCAAAAAGCAGGAGCCCTTCCTCCCACATGGGTAGAGATCGGCACGATAACAGCGTCGCCAATGTCCGTGAACATCCCTGGAGTGCTGGTATTCGCGAACGCGCGAAGCGGCCCGTCGATAGCTGTCTGCCATGTCCGAGAGTGGCCATCGTGGTTCCCCGGGACCATGGTTACGGCGTGAGCGGGCCATCCGCGTAGCGCGTTCGCGAGTTCTTGGAACTCGTTAGGTCGACCATGCCCGGTCAAGTCTCCGGTGAGGAGCAAGTGCTGCGCCCCCAGCCCCCACGCCTTTTCAAGCACTGCGTCGAAGCGCTGCCTGTGCGCCGCAGATCCATCCAGATGAGTGTCAGTCAGGTGCGCGATGCGCGTCATGCTACCTCTCGCAGAGCACGGTCCACAGAATCGAATAGGTCATGGTTTCCGTCGTGACGAAACTCACGGAGCTTGTCCGCGTATCTGGGGACGTTCTTCATAAAGGATTGCAGCGCCAGCAACGTAAGCCTGTCGCAGCGCTCTCCGTAGCCGAGAGCCGAGAGATAGTTTGCGTTCAAGATTTGCTCGAACTGCATCCCGTACGGGACGGCCAACATGGGCTTCCCAAGAAAGATCGCCTCGGTCATAAATGTGAATCCGGAGCCACCAATAACGCCACGCGCGGCAGCTACATCTCTGATGAAGTCTGCGTCGGAAAAAGGACAGAAGGTGATGTTCCCGTCGGTCTGCCGTTTTTTCTGCGTGGACTTACCGTAGAGAAGTACCGGCACGTTGACGGTCTGGAGCATTGACGCGAGGCTGGCGTGGTCGGCCTTGTCGTTGAAGTAAGCAACGATGTGTTCGCCCGTCGCAGCAGTCTCCTTGGCAGCCAGAATTTCGGCGCGCAGGATAGGTAGATGCAACGAGGTCGTGCTGCGCAGCAGTGGAGCCGCCGCGAAAGTCGTGATCAGGTACCGATGCGCAAACGGGATCAGGTTCTCGCAGATGGTGTACATGAACGACGCGGCTGAGTAATCCCGGCTCTGGATCATCTCCGGGCGGTGCTGGCAGTGGTTCAAGAAATGGATGTTGTCGACCGCGATGAGCGGCTTCCCCATGAACATGGCGTAGCGCGCAGTGGCCGGCTCAAAATCCGTAATCACGACATCAGGGAACTGAGTGACGAACGACATGTTCGCTAACATGTTGTGCTGCGCGCCAGCGGCTAGCTTGCATGCGTTGGAAATAAATGTCCCGAGCGGGGAGACGACGTTGTTCGTGATCTTTGAACCCATGCCGACGATGCCGATCGTCGGCCACCTCCGAGCATGTTTCTGAAGGTATCGCAGCCCTCCGTCGTGCGACACGAACGTGACTTGATGACCTTGATCTTGTAGATGAGCAGCGAGTACGGCGGAGCGCATGACGTGCCCCATGCCGTCTCCGCACGCCCCGTACAGAATGTTCACGGACGCTCCGGAGAGCGTCCGACGTAGCTAGCTACGCAGGTAGCGAACAGCCCGCAGACGCCGGCCGCGCCAGTTGCAACCCCCCCCCCGGCGGCCCAGTAGAGCCTGTTTGATCGCGACGGCGCGAGAATGTACCCGGCGACTCCGCCTATGACAGCATCGACCAAAATCGAGCCGCTGGACCAGGACAGGGTGTGCATCACGGTTCGTGCCGGATCGTCCTCGGTTAGCCCGTGCAAAACGGCCGGGTAGGCCAGGTGCAACGGTCTGTCTGGCGTCGGTGCCTCCATCGAATGCAGGCTATATTGCCTTAGTTAAGGCAGCAACATCACTTTTCCTTGACCGGCGCATGTGCGCTCGGTAGGCTCCGAATCGTTAGCCAGGCGCTCCCGACGCCTTGCCAGGGCCCCGCTGCGGGGTCGGCAAGAAGAGTCGGAAGAAGTGGCAAGTCACAAGGCATACGGTCGCGCATTCCCGATCCGCAAGGCGGACGTCGGGGCGTACCGGATGGCGCCGCGCCCGAAGGGCTACCGCCCGAATCCGATGGGCGTCACGACGCTCTCAGCGGTCAACGGTCCCGGAGCGTACGCACGGGCCCATGGCTCTGCTCGCGCCGCAACTCACGGCCTTTCACGAGCCGAGCGTGTCGCCCGTGCTCGGCGGCTCATGGAAAACAGGAGCGGAAGCATGCAATCGAACAGCGTCCACCGAGCCGCCTTCGTGCGGAAGATGAACGAGAACACGGCGCGCAAGCGCAGCCACCGGCACGCTGGTCTTGGTTCAGCGCCCACCCACTCGAAGAAAGCTCGCGCCAAACACTTCGCGGAGGTTCGCCGGAGGGGCAAGCAAGCCAGGGCTGTCGGTACTGGGATGCGGGCACTGAGCAAGAACCGCCGTGCCGCGTCGATGCGCCGGAACAAGCGTCCGCCGACCGGCGCCGAGGCTCGCGCGTATGCGGCTGCGCACGAGACGATCTACGGCCCGGCGAAGAAGGCTCGGAAGTCCCGGAAGGCTGCTGCTTCTGCCCCCGCCGCCGCCGCCGCGCCTGCTTCCACTCCTGCTCGCCGCGCTCGCATCTCGAAGACCGTGAAGGCGGCGCAGAAGCGGATCAAGGCCGCCGAGAAGCGGTACGCGGCTGCTCAGAAGGGCGTCGAGCGCGCGAAGACGCAGGCCGAGGCGGCTGCTCAACGCGAAAAGAAGGCCATCGAGAAGGCGAAGATCCGCATCGACAAGATGAAGATCGCGGAGGCGGCGCGCAACACGCCTGAGAAGGTGGCAAGGCGCAAGCGTGCCGCCGTGAAGCGAAAGTGGCCGAAGCAGAGCCGGACACAGGGTCGCGGCAAGACGAAGCGGCGCGTGCGCGTCGCCTACGGTCCGTATCGTCGCGCGAGCCTGTCCCACCCGCGTCGCGGCGGTCGGGTGCTCAGCTACATGACGCGCAGCAAGGGCAAGGCCCTTCGCAAGATTCCGGCGTGGGCCATCGCCGGAGCGATCAGCGCCAAGGACTACAAGACCGAAGGCGCCTACCAGAAGGCCAAGACGCGAATCGCGGCTCGGCGCAAGGCAGCTGCCAAGCGCGCAGAAGCAGGCTGGGACGCATTTACCCCCAACTCGGGAGCAGGCCACATGTACGAGAACAAGAGCAAGAAGAAGAAGAAGAAGAAGAAGAAGGCCGCCTCCCGCAAGGGCAAGAAGCGGAGCAAGGCTTCCCGGAGCAAGGCTGCCCGTAAGGCAGCGGCTACCCGCAAGCGGAACAAGGCAGCGCGAGCCGCTGGCCGCAAGAAGTCTCCCAAGAAGAAAGCCCGCAAGTCCTCGAAGCGGAGCAAGGCTGCCCGTAAGGCAGCGGCTACCCGCAAGCGGAACAAGGCAGCGCGAGCCGCTGGCCGCGCGAAGCCTAGTCGCAAGGGCAAGCGCAAGTCCAAGGCGGGCAAGAAGTCCCGTCGATCAAAGTCGCGCAGGGTTCGCATGCCGCGCAGGATCGGTCGCCGCAAGGTCCGTCGTCTGCGCAAAGGACTGTACTTCATCGCCAACCGTCGTCGCGGCGGTCGGTACACGATGAACGGCTTCGCCAGCGACCTCAAGACGCTGCTGAAGACGGGCGCGCTCGTCCTGACCGGCTTCTTCATCCACAAGGCCCTGACGGGCGTAGTGGCGAAGGCACTGGTCTCGGCGGACGGCACCAAGTTCGCGGGCATGGCGCTGATGACTGCCGACGGCAAGATTTCCGTCATCGGACAGTGGGCGAAGCCCCTGACCGGTGCGGTGGTCGGCGCTGCCGGTATCGCGGCCGTCTCCATGGTGCCCGGAAAGGCCGAGACACGGATGGCGGTCGGTGCCGGTATGATGGTCTCCTGGCTGGAGTCTGTCGTCCGGACAGCGCTCCTCGCCTCGGATCAGACGAAGGCGCTCTCGTACCTCGAAGGCTACTCGAACAGTGCAGCGTACGCGCTGCGCGGTAGCGGACGGTACGTTCCTCGTCACCTGCGTCGAAGTGGTGCGGCCGGACTCGGCGTCGCTCGGAACGCGACCTCGATCATGCCGCAGTTCGCGCCCATCGGAGCTTTCCAGCAGGCCGCTGCTGGGATGGGCGAGTTCTTCACCCCGCAGTCTGGGATGGGCGAGTACTTCGCCGGCCCCGGCACGCAGGGTGTGGGCTTCTACGAGAAGGCGGGTCCGCTCGCTCTTCAGCCGGGTCGTTCGCACATGGGCCAGCTGCCTGTGGACGACGGCATCCGGCCGGACGCCAACCTGGACCACGTCCTCGACCTCGCGGAGTCTGCCGCTGGTCTGGGTCAGGGCTTCCAGCAGGCGGCGGCGGGCACCGGGGCCTTCCAGCAGGCGGCGGCCGGCCTCGGCCGGCGCGGAGTCCGCGGCATGGGCGAGTTCTTCACGGCCTCGCCGAGTGGCGACGGTTTCGCGGAGAACTCGGTACCGACCCAGTCGCAGTGGATCCCGAACGGTCCGCTTTGGGCGGGGTCTACCCCGGCCGAGGCGCACTACACGGAGTCCGAGCTTCCCGCAGGGATCCTCCAGGGTTCCGGTGGGAACGGAGTGCTCAGCGGCGGCTGATCACTTCCTCTCGCTCCCAGGTCCGGTAGGCGTCGCGCAAGCGACAGACCCCGGACCTCGGGGCGTTGAACCGGCTGCGGGATACAGGGACGACACCCTGACAAAACGGGCCCGCGGTCATCAACCCGTCTCCAAAGGAGAACTACCATGGCAAAGCTGACGAACGTCCGCGAACGTGTGCATCAACCCTTCTATGACACCCTCGTCCGGACCTCCGGACTCGGTGGCAACATCCAGTCCGTGAACCAGAGGCAGTCCCTCTTCACGAACGCGGCTCGGCAGGACGACATCAACGCCCTGACGAACCTCCAGAACGGTTCGACGCTGCCGTCCGACCAGTCGCACGTGACGCTCGCCCTGCGCGTGTTCACGTGGTTCCGCAACCCGATGATTCGCGGAGAAGGCTTCGCGAACGGCAGCATCAAGAAAAACGGCGACTTCTCCCAGGCTGGAGCAGCGGCGTTCTTCTCGACGGGCATCACGGCCCCCATCCCCGACCCGAACGGCGCTCTCAAGGGTCCGGGCGCGGGCAACTACCTCGGTTCGACCGAGGACGTGTACCGTCTGTACTGGCAGGCGGAGGAGCAGCTTCACTGGAGCTACGGCACCGGCGAGAAGTTCTCCATCACGAACATGCCGACGAAGTACTTCCCGGACGGCGGCGGCCTCTGGGGCGACCTCGGCGGTTCCTCGGACCTCATCCACTTCAACAACGGGACCCCGGATCACACTGCAATTTTGCGGCTGGCCCGAGCCATCCTTTTGCCGCCACGGCAGAACGTGAAGTGCGTCGCCGAGATCACGCCCCTTCCCGATGGCGGGAATGCGTCGACCTACGGCCTGGTGAACCCGTCCAACGGCCGGAACATGCTCTCGCTGCAGAGCAACCTGAACGCCACGGACGGCATCAACAAGGTGATCCAGTTCACCTTCGATGGCTTGTTCGCTCGCGACGTCCAGTGATCTCGCGCGGTTACGTGTAATCCTTCACGTAACCAGTGACTCCCGGCCGGCTCCGCAATGGGCCGCCGGGAGGCACAGACCTGACTGATGGTACGGACGGGACGGTCGGGAGCATGTACTCTCGGCCCCGCCGTCCGGTACTCCCAACCGGAGGCACATATCGTGGCGACATTCGAGCAGATCGTTCAGAATCTCCAGCAGCAGGCTGGGTACGCGGCATCGCAGGCCAAGCAGGCCAACGAGGCCGTGCGCGGGATGCAAGGCGACAGCGCGCTGATTCGTCAGGCGTTGGAGCGCAACACCCGCGACCTGCAGAACCTCGCGAATGCCCTGCAGGGCGTCGAGGGCAAGTCCATCGGTGGGGGGAACACCAACGACCACGTCCGGTACATCGAGTCGATTCCGGGCCGTCGCATTCCCTTCGACCTCATCGTGTCGATCCCGATCGGCACGAATAGCATCGCTGAAGCGCAGGGCACGAAGATCATCTCTCAAGACGGTCCGTTCGTGGCCGTCGCGCGCTTCGCTACCTTCCAGTCGGCCTTCCAGTTCGCGAAGCTCGACCCGACCACGCAGCAGGGCGCAACCTTCCAGGGGCGCTCCTTCGGTCGCTTCCGCCCGGTCCACTCGGCCTGGGATCTCAACGACGGGCAGATGGGCTACCAGCCGATCGTCGGCATCGCGGCTCCCGGCACAGGCGCTCCGATCTACGCGAGCCCCTCGAACCACTCGTCCTTCCGGTCGATGGAGTTCGACGGCACCATCGAGATGCTGAACCAGGGCGCGGCGTTCCCGCGCTCGAACGACCCGCTCCCCTCCTCGTTCTACTCGGAGAGCATCAACAGCCCGTTCCAGCTGGGCGCGCTCGACTTCTTCGAGCGTGGCGAGACAATCCAGTGGAAGGTGCGCCCGACGCACGTGAACAACCCGCCCGCCGGCAACGCCTCTGGGTACGGCGCTGGCGGTCTGTTTCCGTTCCTTGGGAGCCAGTACGACGTCCACGAGGGCGTCGTCGATCAGCAGAACCCGGACGCGGCGACCGATCCGGTCACGCGGCTTCCCGACGGGATCCTCGTCGTGGGGCTCCACGGCTTCCGAATCATCCAGCCGCCGGGCCCGGTGCGTCTGACGTAAGGAAGGCGACATGAACCAGCCCCAGCATCTCTCACACAGGCAGATCGCGGGGCTGGGCCTTCCGCCGGTCCAGCCGCCCGCCCGCCCGGCACCGTACCTGTATCCGGGGCTCGGCGATGCTCCGCCTCCCGCGCCCTATCCCGGCGAGGGATCCACCTGCGGTGCGGCGCGCGTGCAACTCGCGGGCGGCGCTCTGAACACGCTCCTCGTGAACCCGGAGGTCGTGCCCTTCGAGCAGCTGTACCGTCGGCTGCCCGAGGAGGGCATGTTCCTCGACTCGGTGAACCCGGAGGAGCCGTTCGCGTTCGAGCTTGGGGCGTTCCGGGTGCCGAGCACCTTCACACTCCTCCTGTTCGATCTCCGTCCGGACATCTACCGGTTCAGCGGCGTGGACGCGGGCGACACGGTACCGGTCGAGGCGCGGCGGTTCTCGTCGATCATGGGCTTCCAGATCAGCGTCGACCAGCGGCAGCCGGGCAACCTGCTGTACCAGCTGGACCCGGTGCCGATTCAGACGTTCCAGCAGGCGTTCACGCAGCCGCTGGCTCCCGGCAACCCGGAGATCCCTCCAGCGCTCTTGGCCGCGCTCGGGGCGGCGAACGGGTCTCGGTTCAACATCGCGGCGGCGTCGAACTTCGCGAGCGCGGCGGGCGCAGGCACGTCGCTTCTTCCGCAGCGGCCGACGCGGCCCGGCGCGCTCTCGATCCCGTACACGCTCTACGCGCGCAGCGGCTCCACGGTGCAGATCCGTTGCGTGATCTTCAACCCGATCCCGTCTCCGATCGCGTTCATTGAGTACGACATCGCCGGCCTGCTCGTGCCGGATGCGTACCTGAACTCGCTGACCGAGTGCATGAAGCCGTTGACGAACGCGAGCCTCGGGCCGGGGTCGCTAGGTGGCGGTCCGCGATGAAGTTCTCCCCCTCAGAAGCCAGTCGGCCGACGTCGCTCTTTCGGCGGGCATCGACAACCGCTCCCGCGTCGGACATGTGGGTAGCCGAGTCGTGCTCGGGAAACGGCGGCCGGCTGGCTTCTGAGGGCGAGCGAGTGAGGTCCCCGTGGTGATGAAGACCAACTACATGGAGCACGGAGGCGCAGGCGCTGCCTGGGACTCGCTGCCCATGATAGTGGCTCCCCCCGGCACATCCCTGGGCGCGATGGACGCGCAGGGCATGCTCGCGGAGGTCGCTGCGACGCTGCAGCTGCAGCCGCTCGGCATCTACACGCCCTGGGCGACGCGCTCCGGGGACATCTCCTGGGAGGAGATCAAGAACCCCGACACGAACATCGTCGTCTGGGGCATCACAGACGCGCAGGTGAACGCGGTCTCTGAGATCACGCACGGCAGCCCGCTTCCGTTCGTGGCGATCATCACGAAGGGGCCCATGACGCAGGCGTCGGTCGCCGCCATGTGGGACGGCACGGCGTACCAGTCGTACGAGACGCAAGCGGTCTACCGGCAGGACGACGCGAAGGATGTTCCGACGGTCGCGTTCCTCCACTGGGGTGAGCGCATCGACATGGAGAAGCTGCCGAAGCAGACGCTCGCGCTCGTGCCGAGAGCGACTGCTGTCGGCGGCGCGCTCCTCTTCGCGGCGCAGGTGGCTGTGCCGGGCACGACGACGCGCGCCGTCCCGCCGGTGACCTTCCAGAGCGCGCTGGAGTCGCAGATGCTGGCGCAGAGCGCGCCGCCTGCGCCGCCTGCTCTGACCATGGATGTGCCCCCGCCGGCACATGTTCGGCCCGTGGCGGCGCAAGCGAAGATGAACCTCGGCCTGCCCATCGCTGTCGGGCTCGGCGCCGCCGCTCTCAGTTACATGCTCTGGAGAAAACGATGACGTACAGAAGCAGTTCGACACATGCTCCGATGAGGGGCCTTGGCGCTCCTCTGCCTCTGTTGGACCCGGCCGCGATCGGGTATCTGATGAAGGCGTTTGTCAACGCTGGCGGCTGCACGCCGGCATTCCAGGCCAACCTGAAGGCTCAGGGTTGCTTGAACACGCAGGCCGTCCAGTGGCTCGGTTCGTGTTACCTCGGAAAGACCCCGCCCGGCGTGAACGATTGGGAGTTCGCGGCGGCGTGCCTCGCACTGGGCAAGTGCGGCGGGTTCGACATGATGGGGTGTCCTGGCGACGCCGACGCGATGATGGCGCAGGTCCCGTCGTGCCTCACTCCGGAGATGGCGGGCGAGTTCAGCCCCATCGTCGACTACTGCAGAGCGAACCCGACGTTCCAGGGTCCGAACAAGACTTTCAACGCTGCCTGCTGGAGCATGTCTCGCTACCCGACTCTGTTCCAGAAGGTGATGAACACGCCGCTGTGCGCGGCTGCGATGCCGCCGCCGGTCACGGCTCCCGCGACGAATACGACGCCGCCGCTCGATACGACCTCGCAGGTGACGTACGACTCGTACGCTCCGGATTCGAGCGCGACCACGGTACTGACGAACGACACCGTCGTGCCAGGATCCGACTGCGGTTCGCGAGGCCCGCACTTCGCCATCGACCTGTCGACTGGAGAGTGTGTCGAGCACAAGCTAGCCATGTCGCCCGCCACGATGGCCATGTTCGGCGTCGGCGGGATCCTGGCGCTAGGTCTCGGGTACATGTTGCTGAAGAAGAAGTGAGCCATGTCAACAGCCGATTACCCAACAGGAATACAAAGCGGCACCGGGCCTCCCCCCGTCATGGACACGTCATCGTCCATGCCAGAAACTTCTGTAGTGCAGAAGTACTCGATCCAGATCATCAACGGGCTGGAGGCGGTACGCGCAGACGCTGTGGACGGACAAGGCAACGTCCAGGGTACGTCCTACGTGTATCCAGGCGATCCGTCCTACGCGAAGCTCTACACGACCGCGACGGGGCACGCGCCCACGCAGGGCTCTCTGGAGTTCTTCGGTCTGAGCAAGCCGGTCGTCTACGGAGTGGCAGCGGTGGTGGCGCTCGGGCTCGGCTACCTGCTCCTCAGAAAGAAGTGAGCCATGTACCGCAGCATGACAGGGCTCGGGCTTCTGGAGTGGACCGGCACCGGCGTGAGGTCTGTCGGGACGCCGACCTGTGTCACGCAGGGTGAACTGGCCGAGGCGCAAGCGAAGTGCCCGCCGGAGTACCACAAGAGGCTCTCCGGCCTCGGGCTGACACCGACGGGTCCGATGTCGGGTCGACTCAGTCCCTTCTCGGCGTGCGCGGTGGCGGCGCTTCCGGTGTGTCCAGCGCCGAAGTGCATTGACCAGTACACGGCCGGATTGATCGCGGCGTGCGTCGCCGGCACCTCTACAAACCCGGACCTCGACTGCTCCTCGCTCTACGCCTACGCGCTGTCGCAGCTGCCGTACTGTCCCGGCGCTTCCGGGCTGCAGCCGGTGCCTAGATGTCTCTCTCCAGAACTGCTCGCGTTGCGCGACTACTGCGCCAGCACGAACGGCAATGGAGCGAACAAGGGGATGAACGCTGTGTGCTGGGCAGCGATGCACGACCCGAGCTACTGGGCTCAGGCCATGGCTGCGAAGCCTTGCTACGAGCAAGCGTACGTGCCGCCTGTGACGTCCGCTCCGGAATCGACTCCGCAGCAGCTGCCCGCGGAGCAGCCGACAGTGGCGTACGTGCCGGAGAAGCAGGAAGCGTCGATGGCTGGCACGTGGGGGATCCTCGCTCTCCTCGCGGTGGCGGGCGGCGGCTATTACATGTACCGCCGGAACAAGAGGTGATCCGTGGCGACAAAAAGCAAAAAACCCAGGTCCACGACCGCAAAGAATCTCGACGCAATCTACGATGCTCTGTACGACGATCTGGACAGGCTCTGGAACGCGAGCGCGATCAGCGCCACAGAATACGATCGCCTGTACGGCAAGCTGAATGCGGGGATGAACAAATTGAGCGAAGTCGTCTCGGAGCTACACGGATGAACATGTACCGGAGGAACAAGCAATGAAACGCAGGAAGCACAGCGCCTACAATGCAATCGGCGCGAATTATCAGAAGGCGTTCGATCGTCTCTGGAACATGGTTGGCGATCTGGAAGCAGATGGTCGGCTCACTGGCGCGAAAGCCAACGCCCTGTTCTTCTCGCTCGACAAGAACGCGAATCAGTTCAACGACCTGATCAACAAAGTCGCGAAGGCGGCTAAGGCATGAACATGAACCTTGTCGGCATCGCAGGAGTTCCTGCGCAGGACATGTCCGGCAAGCTCGTCGGCGTGGGCGGCTGCGGCTGCAACGCTGGCATGGGAGCGTACGCGCGTCCGGTCGGTGAGACCTCCCCGACGCCAGAGCAGGCGCAGGCGTTCCGCTGGATAGCGGTCGGCCTGCTCGGCGTGGCGGCCATCGGTCTCTGGTGGATGGAGAGCCGGAGGCACGCTTGATGGACAACATGCGCGCAGCAGCCGCGGCGGCGGACGCTCTCGGCCCGACGATGGACAACGTAGGCGGCCCTCTCGGCATCGTCGGCAGGGCCATCGGCCTCGGGGGTGACGAGATCGAGGCGGGCGTGCCCGGCTGGGCGTGGCTCGGCATCGGTGTCGTTGCTGGCGGGATCGCCATGTACTTCCTGCGGCCGCGGGTCGAGGCTTTCGTCGGGGACTGAGCCGGGGTACATTCCCTGGGAAGGATCGAGAATCACATGTCGCTAGGCGCATACTTCGGAAGCACCAAGATCACTCAGGGCGCTGGCGGCTTGGGCCAGGACGGACCGCTGCAGGCGTACGCGGACGGCATCGTTGGCGGCAACGCCCCGAGCGCCGAGAACCCAGGGCCACTGTTCGCGTACGCGGACGGCTCGCTCGGGGCTGCGCCGCTCCAGGCGTTCGCCGACGGCGTCGTCGGTGGCTCCTCGGCGAACCCAGACATGCCCGGTTCGTTGTTCGCCTACGAGGACGGCTCCCTCGGTCCGCTCTCGCGCGGGGCTCCGTACGCGGACGCTCCGGATGGCGGCGTCTTCGGTGGTGGTGGCGGTGGCGGATCTGCCGACGGTGGCAGCATCGAGATGGCCGATCATCCGGCGCCGGTGCTGGCCTACCAGGACGGCGTGTTCGGTGGGCGCGGCACATGCGGGCTCGGCGCTGTCGGCCCGCTCCGCGCGTACTCGGACGGCTCGCTCGGCAGCGACGACGATGCCGGCGGGACTCCGATCTCCGTCTTCGGTCAAGGGATCTTTGGCGAGCACGGCGAGGGCATGAACCGGTTCGGTCCACTGCAGTCGTTCCACGACGGATCGCTCGGCGCTGTCGGCGCGACCGCTCCCGGACTTGATCTCGGTGACGAACAGACGCTCATGGAATTGAAAGTGCTGCTCGGGATGAGCAGCGCGTTCGCGATGAGCCCGGAAGGTCAGAAGACCTATACGCCGGAGTGGTACCGAACCGGCATCTGGGAGCCGTCGGCGAGCGCGCTCTGGCAGTCGGTGGTGAATGCTCCCGAGCCGTACGGCCGCATGTTCGTGGGTCAGAAAGTGAGCGACGAGGAAGCGTCCCAGACCTGGCCGAACGGGACCGGGATCTTCATCATGTTCTCGACGCTGATGACGCCGGACGCTGGCTTCGCTGCCAGAAAAAAGGCGATGGAGGAGACTCTCCCGACGCTCTCGGGATGGTTCTCTGGCGCGACGGCCTTCGTGCAGGCGAAGACACAGTCGTGCAAGGAAGGGCAGACGTGCCCCTTTCCTTCGTTGCCTGTCCTGGGGCCGTACCTCTCTCTCACCGACAAGGTGAAGGGAGCGCACGCTGGGGGCTCTTCCAAGGCGAGCATGATGGCGTGGTACGGGCTCGGGGCTGCGGGCCTGCTCGGGCTCGCGCTCGTTTTTCGGAAGAAGCGCTGAAGGAGATCACATGTACCGATCACAAGGAGCGATGGGCGAGTATTTCGCGGCACAGTCCGGCATGGGACAGTACGAGCAGGCTGCTGCCGGGATGGGCGAGTACTTCGCGGCACAGGGCCTCGGTGGCCCGCTCGTGAACTGGGCGCGACAGGAAGAGGCCGAGGCCGGTCACGCAGGCATCTTCGGGCTCGGGGAGTACTTCGGAGCGAACGGTCTCGGCGAGATGCCTCCGCTGGACGCTGAGCAGAAGAAGAGCCTCGCGATGTACGCCGGTGGCGGTTTGGCCGTCGGTCTGCTCGGCGCGTACCTGATGAAGAAGACCAAGGCCAAGGGCCTCCTAGTCGGTGGCGGTCTGGGCACTGCGATCGGGCTCGGTGCGTTCTGGGCCCTCAAGATGCCGAACACGCTCTCGGCGACGTGAGCCATCCCCACTGGGAGGTCCCGATGATGTTCGCTGGAATGGGAGACGTCTCTGCGGAAACACCGGTGCCGGTGGTGCCGGGACCTATCGCTCCGCCAGCGCCGCCTCCGTCGCGTTCGGGCGCGCTCGCGCTCGACCTCGACGTCGTCGCTTTTTTTGCTGTCCCGGCGGCCATCGGTGCGGGAATTGGACGGATGGTTGGTAGCAAGCGCTACCTACGGAACGCTGCAATCGGGGCAGCGGTTCCTGTCGGGCTGGTCGCGTCTTATTTGGCGCTCGTCGCAATCACCGGCAAGACCTGAAGCAGAGCATGGACATCTTCGAGCGCCTCCGTCGTGCCACCGGGGACATCCCGTGGGACACGTTCGTGTCCGTCATGGCACAGAACCTCGGCGCGAACGGCGCGGCCGCGCAGGAGATCGTCGCTCAGCTGAAGGAGTGGGGCTCGCACCTCACGAAGAACGCGCTCTCGAAGTGGAGCGTGTCCGTCATGTCCCCGGTCGCGTGCGACTCGCCGGACGTGAGCAGCGGACGTCCGCAGACGTGTCCGTCGTTCGCGGTCGTGAAGTGCGACGTGTGCGGCCGCCCGTGCTGTCTGGCACATGCCCGCGTGGACTACATGGGCGACGCGATCTGCGAGGTCTGTATCGGCGAGGCGAAGGTGCGTCGCCGGACATCGTCTTGGGCTGATGGCGGTCCGACGCCGTACGCGCGCCCGCACGCTGGAGAGCCACGCGCTGAGCGCAAGGGTCGGGCTGAGCCCCCTCCGCCAGCGCAGAGCGCTCCGGGGGTTATGTCGCGCGCCGAAGCACTCCGCGTGCTCAAGCTGCCGAAGAACTCGACCTGGCTGCAGACGAAGACGCAGTACCGGAAGCTCGTCTTGAAGCACAACGCGGACCGCCCGCAGAGTGATGCGGAGCGCGAGAGGAACACCGAGCGCCTGAAGAAGATCAACGCGGCGTACTCGGTGCTCAAGGGACACTACGAGCAGAAGGCGGCGGCATGAACACTCTCGATTCTGTGCGTATTCTTGTTACTGAAGAAGAGGCCCATCCCGGCGGCGGCAGACATGCGTTCATCTCGTTCTACGGCGGGCTCAAGCTGAGTATCGTCGCCGGTCCCGATCAGTACTCGGCGCCAAGCCGCGCCCTTCCGGCTCTGGTGTTGTACGACAGGGTGGAAGTGGCGATCGGCGGTCCTGGTAACAATTTCATCAGGCCGACTGAGGATAACCTACTGGCACATGGGCTGACGGCGCTCGTGCCGTACGCTGTCCAGAATGACGATGTGATGGCGTACGTGCCGATGGAGGCCGTACTGAGCGCGATCAGTGGAGCGTCGATGCTCAGCGAGGCGTTGGGGAATATGGAACGCAACGCCCCGCGCCTCACAGGCCGATGCGCGCTCGCTAGAATCCCACGCATCCTCATTGAGCGTGCCGCCGAGAAGTCCGGTCTGCCTGTCTCGGAAATCGAGTCCATGATCGTGGACAACGAAGTGATCGCGGAGAACGTAGAGGCGGGTCGCGAGATCACGCAACGCGATCTCAGCAACATGGTGGAAGCATATCTGGAGGGTCCGTTTTGAGCTACCACGGCGTCGGTGCAGGCCCCGGACCGGTGAAGACCTACAAGGTCGACGCGCCGTTTCCGTGGGGCGTGAACACGGAGATCAAGATCCCCGTGCAGCAGATGGCTGACGACTCGTACGCCGCGGTCTTGCCGCACATCCTGGAACTGGAAGGCAGGCTCATCGCCGACGTCGAGGACGAGATGGCCCGCGTCGTTCCAGACATGGTGCAACGGGTCATCAACGAGAACGTCCGCCCCGAGCTTGCGAAGCAGATGGAGATCGCTTTCGCGAAGGTGGACATCGCCAAGGACGACGCGATCAAGGCCGCGGTCGGGATCGCTGCCGGGCTCGCCCTGGCCATCGGGCTCTCGGCCTGGTGGGTCAAGAAGGGCGGCTAGGGCATGTACCGCGCGGTGGGAGCCGGTCCCGGCAAGACGATCACGTACCTCGTGGACCTCCCGCAGCCGTGGGGGAGGGACACCCAGGTGACCATTCCGGTCGACGCCCTGGTGGGTGATGCTCTGGTCGCCGCTCAGCCGAGCATGGACGCCGCGGTCATGCGGGGCGTCGTGGGCGTGGCCGCTGCCATGGTCCTGGCCGTCGGGCTCGGGGCCTGGTTGCTCCGCAGGTGACGCCGGGGGCTCGGCCAGGTAGACTCCGGCACATGCTGGCACCGAGGACCGAGTATTGGGACGAGCGGCTCGGTCGCAGCGTTGGCCCGCTCGATCCAGCGTACGATGCAGAACGCTTCGGGGCGCTCGTCGCGAGAGGAAGCTCCGACACCGCGACGACCGGGCGAGACACGGTCCCATGCCCGCCGCCACTTCCTGATGGAGACACACCATGAGCTTCTGGAACGTACCTGATTCCGACTACGTCGAGCTTGCCGTGGCGACGCCCGGCTGGCAGACCGCGCCCGTGCCCGGCTGGGGCATCAACCCTCTGCGTGCGGGACCGATGCGCGTGGGCATCGGGCTCGGACAGAGCATCCCCGGAGAGGACGACTTCCTCCCGCACTGGGCAGCGCTCGGGGCGGATCCGGAGGCGGCGTACAAGGAGACGTCGTGGGGCGTCGTCGCCGGAGCCGCCGCGCTCGGTATCGGGCTCGGGCTCCTCTTCGGCTACGGCTGGTGGGGCGGCAAGAGGCTCACGCCGAACAAGAGTCGTCGTCGCTCCAGACGGAAAGGCGGCAAGATGCGGAGGAACGGTTACATCTCGTCTCAAGGATGGGGAGTGGTGTCCGCCGGCCAGTTCGATCCGGTCACAGGAGAAGCGTACCGGGTGCCGCACGTCCGAGCCAGGTCGAGGGCGAACGATTGGTCGGCACCGGCGTATCCGGACACGAAGGCCGGGCTGCGGCGCCTTATCAACGACGCGAACGCCGGCCGATTCTGATGCGCACGAACACCCACCTGTCGCCGGAGCAGTACATCGACGAGGACGATCTCGGCGATCTGCTCACTGAAGAACTGAACCACGCAGCGAGCGAAGCCCTGGGACATGACGCCGTCGTGGTCTTCTTCAACGAAGGCCGCTCGGGACTCGTCGGTTACGAGGTCCGAGAGGGCGACCGGCACGTGCGGATCGACGGCGGTCACGCGAACGTGCTGGAGGCGATCATCGCTTTCGACGAGTGGTGCGAGCGCGAGTCGGACGACGAGGACGATCTCGACGACGACGAGCCCGAGGACTGACGCATGCACGGCTACGTGGGCTTCCAGCGAGCGACAGGCCAGGTGGACACCCGCATGGCCGTCGTCACGTGCCCCGAGTGCACGTATCTCAGCGATGGCGACTGCGTCGTCTGCGTTGGCCCCGACGATCACCCGTCATGTGACGGCTGTCGCGACGGTCGTGTCGTCTGGTACCGTCGCCCATTATTCATCTCGGTCACGACGGCCGTGGTGGTCTCGCTCATAGCCGGCATTGTCGTGAGGAAGATTCAGAAGCACTCAAAGTTGTTCTCAGACTGAACAGGAATCGCACATGTCTCGATATGGAACCGTCCTGGGTGGCACCGCGAACGCTCGTTGTTTCGTGGTGCAAGGAGCAGATGCCGACAGCCTGTTTGTGGCTGCCGCAACCGCCTTCGCCGCGGCTACGGCCATCGTGCCGCCGTTGGTGGATCCGATCATCACGTCCCTCACGCTCACCGGGGCGGGCGACGGGCACATGTTCTTCCTGGAACTGGAGTTCGCCGCGGCGGCAAACGTGGACGGCGGCGCGGATGTGACCGGTGTACAGTTCCTTTTGTCGTCGACCGCGGAGGATCTGCAGAAGCAGATCGCTGCGCTGCAGAACGCGACCCCGATCCTCGACGTGCAGATCGCTGGTTCTGCCAAGGGCCAGCGCGTAATGGGGCTCGTGGTCTTCGGGACGCAGCGTCCTCCGCTGGAGTGCAGCTGCACGGTCGTGTGGAGGCCCGACGGGCTCGGCGACGAGACGACGTTCGATGGCGTGATGAGGCACGTCGCCGCGAACAAGGGGCCGATCACGGTCTACTGCCCGCAGGTGAGTCCCGGAACCGTCTACGTCATCGAGCCTGGCCCGCCCCCGGCCACGCCGGTCGTGTACGACATGAAGGGCTCGCAGTTCGTTGCGCCGCGAGGGCCGCACGACGCGATCCCGATCCAGATCCGCCGCGGCGCGACGCTGCTCAACCTGGCGCGCATCGCAGGCGGCTTGCGCCTTCAGGCGAGTAAGCAGGCGGGAGATCCGCAGGCGCTCACATTCAGCACCGCCGACCCGAGCGTTGCGGTCGTGTTCTTGGTGGACGATGGAGCCGAACTGAAGAACCTCGGGTCGGCCACCGACGCAGTGCTCACTGTCCCCGGTACGGGGCAGGAGTACTACGTCGTGTTCAACCAGATGGGCACCGCGCAGGCGGACGGTGGCTTCCCGGCCGTCATCGCGCTCGCTGGCGCGATCCTGAACGTGAACGTGCTGTCGGGCGGGCTCTCGCTCGACACCGTCCAGCCGCCAAACTGGATCGGTAGCGACCCGGCCGCGACGGTGAACTGGATCCACGACGGCACGATGGCGTTCCCGCCTGGCTTCTGGACCGGCTACCACCCGAACAACGCAGGCACGAACGTGAATCAGCCGACTGGCACCGGTGGCGGCATGGGGCCCACTGCGTTCCGTCCTGTGTTCCAAAGCGGCGGGCCGCCCTCGATGGGCTGCATGTACTTCGACACGGACCTGGCCGCAGGCGCTGGGATGCCGGTCTGGTACAACGGTGCGGCACCGTGGGTCGACGCGACCGGCACACCGGCCTGATCGTTAGGAGACGAAGAGCATGTCAAGGTACGGCACCATCAACGGCGGCACCGCCAACGCGATCACAGCGGTCATCCAGAGCGCCAGCGCCGAGGACATGATCCCGCTCATCATCGCAGCAGTCGGTCCGCTGCTCGTGGGCGTCGTGGACCCGGTAGCGACGTCCATCACGCTCACGGGTGCCGGCGACGGGCACATGTTCTTCCTCGAACTGGAAGGCGCTGCCGGGGCGAACGTGGACGGTGGCGCTAACATCACCGGCGCGGAGTTCCTCATCGCGGCGACCGCGGAGGATCTGCAGAAGCAGATCGCTGCGTTGCAGAGTGGCCAGCCGATCCTGGACGTGCAGATCGCTGGTTCTGCCAAGGGCCAGCGGGTGCTCGGTCTCGTGTTGTTCGGGACGCAGCGGTCATCCAGTGGAGGGTCCGCGGTGCTGGTGTTCCGTCCCAACGGCGTTCGTTCCGGGAATGTCTACCCGGTATGGTCCGATCTAGTGGCGGCCTGCGCGTCCATGTCCGGACTCCGGGTCATCTGGCTCGACAATAGCCTCGGGACTTGTCAGGTCCCGCCTGGGTCATGGGACCTCGGGGAGCATGACGAAGTACAGATCCAGGGAGATGGAACGCGGCTCGATCCGACAGGGCTGACGTTCCTGGACGGGGCATCCATCACGGTGGTGTCAGTGTTCCGTGACGTCGCAATCGAGGCGCAAGGTTCGGCTCCCGCGATGCAGGTCACGAGCCCGAAGCGCAAGATCATCTTTACGGGCACGACCACCGGGGTCACGACCGGCACCCAGCCTTTCATTCGGAACTTCTTGTCGACGGTCCTGCTGCTCATCTGCGACGAGTACGCGAGCATCAACACGGGAACGGTTGCTTTTTTTGACAACCAGTTGCCCGGAGCGAGCATCACGATGCAGGGCTTTCAGGGCGGCTTCATCGACGCGAACGTGCTCTCTGGAGTCGCCGGGGCTTCGTACTCCGGCATTCGAGGAAGCTCATCGGTGTTCGTCGCGACGGCTCAAGCAGGGGTTCCGGGAGGCGCGATCTCGGTGGGGATCTGGGACATCTCTGACGGCGTGCAATACAGCCCGGCGGTGCTCGCGGACTGGAGCGGGATCGCTCCGGGCAACGTCCAGAACGCACTCGATCGAATCGCGGCGAAGATCACCCCCATTCCATGAACGAGTACGAGCTTCTCCCGCAGACGGTCGAGCAACGCCAGGTGGCGTTCCTTGCCTTCGCCGGCATCGTCGGCGGGGGCATCCTCGCCTACGAGGCCGGTCGCTCGATCCGTGAAGGGGACCTATTCAAGACGGACCCGGTCCCGGAGAACCCACAGGTCGGGGCGGTGGCGCTGATCGGCGGCCTGGGCATGTTCGCCATGATGGTCAAGGAAGCTGTCAAGGAAGTTGGATGGAAACCGCTCGTCGCGGGCTCCGTCGGCATCTTCGGCATGGCCGTGGTTCTGCGCGCTGCACGCCGTTGACATGTGCGGCTAGCCGGGCTATCAGTGCTAGCCACATGTCCGACCCAGTAAAGGGCGGCTCCTCCATCGGGGCTAGCCCGCTGCAGATCATCGTCAAAGGCGGCACGACTTCCAGCGCGCACGACAAGGAGCGCGCGAAGCAGAAGGCCATGGCGGACCTTGGGCGGGCGCACCAGGACAAGCAGCAGCTTGCTGCGGACCAGGGCACCCGGATGACGAAGGACGGCTTTGTCAGTTCTCGACTGACGTCGCTCAAGATGATGGACGGCGGCTCGCCACGCGCGGTCCTGTTCTACCTGAACAAAGACAAGTCGGTCCGGCAGGAGTGCATCTCCGAGGTCGTGCTGGCGAACGGGGAAGACATGACCTTCACGATGGTCTGTCCGAAGTGCCTGGAGCGCGGAGAGCCGCACGGCTCGGCGCAGATCATGGTGAAGAAGTCGCACAGGCGATGGCAACTCGACACGAAGCGTGCGGGCGAGGTCGTGCCGGTGCTCGACCCGTTCCACAATCAGATGATGGGGATCCGGATCTGCGGGACGATCAATGCGCAGGACGAGATCCTTCGCTGCTCGAACTTCGGCTGTACGTGGGCGGTGAAGATCGCGGACAGCAAAGTCGAGGAAGTCTGAGCGATGGTGTTGTCGCAGCGGCTTCCGGAAGAGACGAAGCAGACCCGCCGAATGGTGGACGCGGTCCGAGAGATTCTGGGGATGGACCCGCTGTACTGCAGCGGTGAGCCAGAAGCTCCACAGCACAGGAACAGAAGGAAAACACATGAAGATCAGGCCGCTCAACAATCTTGTCCAAGTTCGCCGTGACCCTCCGACCGACGTGACCAAGGGCGGCATCGTCATCCCCGACTCGGCGAAGGACAAGCTGACGAAGGGCACCGTGGTCGCGGCGGGGCGCGGGAAGATGTCCGCTCACGGGCACTTCATCGAGACGACGCTGAAGGTAGGCAGCCGCATCGTCTTCGGCAAGTACAGCGGCTCGGAGGTCGAGAGCCGCGGTGACGAGGACTTGATCTTCATGTCCGAGGACGACGTGCTCGGCGTGATCGAGGAGGAGTGAACTGAGGACACATGTCGGAACTCACTGAACAGCTAGCTGCCTTCCGCTCCCCATCTTCCGTCCTGGACGGCGACGGAGCAGCGCAGGCTCCCACCGATGAAGAGCTTGCCCGCCCCGTTGTGGCCCCCGGCACAGATGCTCTGCTTCCGTGCGGCATCGAGTTCCAGGCGGGCTGGGACATCCTGGAGGATGGCCTGGCCCGGCACGGGCGCGCTCAGGCAAAGGCCCTGGCGCGCACCGGTCTCCCGGTGATGCTTCGGCGTCTGCATAGGCCGAAGTTTATGATGGAGGACGACGTGGACCCAGGCGTCCGCGCGAGCGTCGGGTACATGCGCGACACGTCCGTGGGGTCTGTGGCGGTGGCGATCCGGCAGCTGGTGATCCACGGCTCGACGTTCCTGGAGAACACAGTCGCGCCGGCCGGTGCCCGCATGTCCGGGTTCTCGAACGAGGTCGGGGTCTACCGATCAACCATCGTCTACACGCCCTGGGAACGCACGACGGTGGCCCCCGCCATCGTGGAGGTCTTGAACCGCTGCGCCGAGACGTGGGTCCACGGCGAGTGGTGCGTGGACATCTTCGAGCGAGCAGGCGTCGAGCGCGTCTACGCGATCCCGATGCCCTACGATCCGGACACGAGCCTCGCCTGCCAGGTGTCCGCTCCCCGAGGTTCGGAGACTGTGCCGGAGGGGAAGCGTTTCTACGCCATCGGCAAGTGGGAGCCACGCAAGAACTACGATGCGCTCCTGGGGGCCTTCCTGCAGGAGTTCAGCCCGAAGGAGCGGGCGTCGCTCTTCATCAAGACGTACGAGTGGGGCTCCTGGGAGAACTACCCGTCCGTGGAGGAGTCCATCGCGAAGTGGCTCGCCCATCCAGAGGTACAGGCGAAGGGCTGGACGCGGCGGAACTACGGCAAGCGCGTTCGCGTGCTGTCGAAGAAGATCCCGGACGCGAAGATTGCGCAGCTGCACCGGGACAACAACATCTACGTCACATGCTCGCACGCAGAGGCGTGGGACATCCCGGCGTTCGATGCGCGCTGCGCCGGCAACCGCATGGTCTACACGGGCTGGGGCGGTCCGGCGGACTTTGCCGGCGACGGAGACAGCGGCGTCTGGACCGGTTTCGTGCCGATGGAGCCCGTGCATCCGGGGTACGGATGGGAGTCGAACGCGCGCTGGGCGAAGTGCGACGTCCTTTCTCTCCGTTTGTCTTTGCGCGAAGCGCAGCCGCCGCAGCGCCGCATTCACCCACCGGAGTTCTACCGAAAGTACGGGTTCGGGGCCGTCGGGGACATGATGGCGAAACGGATCGAGGAGCGGTTCCCGGAGGCGTACGAGAAGCTCGTAGCAGCGGGAGGATTCGGATGAACGACTTCGCAGCCAGAGAAGCACAGCCCGACAGCCGCGACTGGGAACCGCCGGAGGACATGGCGGGTATCTTCAAGTCGATCCAGCAGGCGCGCAGAGCCATCAACATCGACGGTGACGGGGTCGAATACGCGGTGGAGTACCTGATCGACGCGGTAGAAGCCCTGGCGACGCAGATCGCCGGAGACAGAGGACGACATGGCTGACCCGACCGGACCTGTGTTCAGTGACGCCTTCGCTGAAGCGATGAAGCGCGTCGAGGCCAAGCGACTCATGCCGGAGCCGGTGAAGCAGAAGCTCCTGCGGCGCAGCGGACTCATGCAGCACGAGATGCCGAACACGAACTTCGCCGTGTTCAACTTCCTGGGATGGATTCACACGCAGGGCAAGCTCCGCCAGGTGAAGGCACGAGCGTGAGCGAGCCCCGCGTCCGCATCTACGGTCACTCGCGAGGAGAGCACTCGTTCCCGCAGGTCACTCGGGGCATGTGCCGGGCGTTGGAAGCGGCTGGCGAGTTCGCGGGCTTTTGCCCCATCGACCGCGACGCGGACGAATGGGAGGAGGCGCTCGGGCCGGACGCCCCGGTGTCCCTGAACATCGGGGCTCCGATGGGGCTCATGCAGGCGCACCGCATGGGCTCGCACCGCTCACACTGGCTCCTGCTCGCCCCGAACAGCGAGAGTCTCCCGAAGGGGCTGATGGAGGCGCTGCTGGCTCCGTCCGACGTGCTGCCTCGCGGGCTGCTAACCGGCGGTCTCCTTGCCCCGAGCGCATGGGCTGCTGCCGTGCTCCGTCGTGCGGCGCCAGCCACCATGCCGGTGGTCGTGGCCCCGCACGGGGTCTCTCCAGAGGTACACAAGATCGACCGGGAGGCGCGCGACGCCGCGCGGACGTCTTTTCGACTCGGGCAGTTCAACGTGCTGCACATGACGAGCAGTGAGACGGAGCGCAAGGGCACGAAGCTCCTGCTCCGCGCCTGGAAGCAGGCGAAGTTGGAGGGCTTCCTGCCCAAGAGCGCCAAGCTGTTCGTGGCGATGAACCCACAGCACATGTCCAAGCTCCGCTGGTGGTGCGAGGATCTCAACCTGGGCGACGACGACATCCAGGTGTCCCCAGGGCTCGTCTACGACCAGGCCGGAGTCGCAGGCATGTACGGCTCGATGCACGCCGTCTGTCAGCCGTCGCGAGGGGAAGGCTTCGGCATGGTCCCCCTGGAGGCGCTGGCTTGCGGCGTTCCGATCATCGCTACGGCATGTACCGGCCACGCCGAGTACCTCGGGATCAGGCCGCCTGGGACCGTCATCGTCGAGCACCACGCGCTCGCCCCGATGGACGACTTCCCTGGTTCGATGGCTCCGATCGTCACGCAGATGGCGATCCGGGACGCGCTGGCGTCGGCGTTCGTGGCCTGGGAGTCCCTCGCGGAACGCGCAGAGCAAAACGCAGAGGCCATCGCGTCCGCGTGGTCTTGGGAAAACAAGAACGTGCCGGCGATCCGGCGCATGATACAGGAGGCAGAGAAACATGTCCGGTGAAGCACAAGCAGAGCAGGTAAACGAGAACGTCGGCGAGCGTCCTACGGGGTGGTTCGCCTTCAACGAGAAGCCGGTGATGATGCAGCTGCGGGAGCCGTACATCGGCTGCACGTATGCCTACCAGGCGACGCAGGACGAGTCGTCCGGCGGCGTGCGCGCAGTGCCCGTGCTGAGCGGTGTGCTGCATGTGGAGCCGGACGGGTGCGGAGGCGTGATGCTCGTCGTCCAGATGCCGACCGGCCACGGGAGTGACTTCGCGATGGTCGCGCTCAAGCCTGCCGATGTCGTGTACTGCACGCACATCCATCAGTCGCGGATCGTCACGCAGTAGTCGTGAAG